AGTTCAAGGAGCTTCTGGAGGCAGAGGCTCGGGCCCATCGGTCTCGGCTCGCCGAGATCGATGCGAAGCGCGCCGTGCAGTCGGCGAAGAACCACATGGATGAGTTGAGGCGTACCGGCAATCACTATGAAACTCAGCCACTCGTAGACACGCCGGAACTCAGGAGGGCGCAGGCGAAGTACAACCTCATCAGGAGAGCTGCCGCGAAGCCGGACGCCGACATCTCCGACAAGTTCAAGGAGCTTCTGGAGGCAGAGGCTCGGTACGAAGATGCGTTCGACAAGTTCAACCGCTTCCGAGTCGGGCGTGAGCCTGCACTCAACCCTCCAGACAGGTTCGCTGGTGGTCTCAAGCCAACTACCTCTCCAATTGAGCTGGATGTGTGGGTGCCGGAGTCGGTGGCGAAAGTCCTCGAAGACTTCGGGTCTCCGCTTATCGGGCCAGACACAAAGCCGTATGTCAGGGAGTTCCTCCGTCGGTACGACGCAATCACCTCGTACTTCAAGTCGCAGCTCGTCCTGCCTTGGAGTGGCTCGGCCCTTCGAGATGGGTTCAGCAACGTAGTGATCGCGTACCTCGCGCATGGCGTGAAGATGTTCTCCCCGAGGAACAACTTCGAGAACGCGCGCCGGTACATGATGGCGCTCGACTACGTCATGCTGCGATGGACCGACTACGGGAAGATGCTCCAGTACGGCAAGGACTTCTCCGACTCCCAGATGGATGACGCCGTCAAGCAGCTCGGCGAGCTGGAGCTGACGAGCAAGGTCGGAACGAAGACGACGCTCAAGGAGATCGCAGAACACGCGCACATGTGGGGCGTGTACCGCGGGATGACGAGCGGCGATGTCATGGACAAGATGTCCATCGGCTCCAAGCTGGGTGGAGGGGTGTCAGGCACATTCGCTGGCGGCGCGATCGGTGCTGTGGCTGATGCGTACACTGGCGGTGACGCTGAACACCTCTCCTACTTTTCCATCATGGGCGCTGTTGCTGGAGCGTTCCTCGGTGGAAGGTCTGTCCGTGGGCGGGCAACGTTGAAGAGGAGCATGACCGAAGAGGCCAAGCACATGGGAGGGATTCCCGTCGTGATGGCCAACAAGGTCACTGGCACGCTCCAGTCCAACTGGAACCCAATCCTCTCCATGAAGGAAGCTGTGATCGAGATGCCGTTCAGGCTCGCGATCTACATGTCAGAGTGGGTGGATACTGGAAGCAGCTTCAAGGCGGCCAACGCAGTCTACAAGCACCTCAACGATTGGAACTCTCTGTCGACGTTCGAGCGCCGAGTTGCCAGGCGCGTCGTTCCGTTCTACTCCTGGTCGAAGCACGCGATCCGTCAGACTGGTGGCTCGTTCATCGACCAGCCAGGAAGACAGGGAGCTATCTTCAAGGCGTTCCAGGATTGGGACAACTGGCACGAGGACATGTCCGACGCCAAGCCGGATTACCTCGACGAAAAGTTCACGATGATGCTGGACGCTGGCAATCCGCTCGTTCCGGAAGGAAAGATCGGAGTCATCACTGGCCTCGGCCTCCCGCAGGAGGAGCTGGCTGCTGCGCTACAGATCCTGCCGAACCCGCAGACGCTCACAGATGCGCTGCGATTCGAGGTGGATGGGCAGGAGCGGAGCGTGAGCGGCCTGCTCGGTCTCACTGAGCAGGGCCCTACAGAATCCGGCTTGAAGGACATCCAGCAAGGGCTCCTCACCAGAGGCCCATTCGGGTTCAGCTCCATTGGAGAGCTGCTCTCGAACACGGATTATTTCACCGGAAGGCAGATCACCTCCGATGTAGAGGTGTCTTACTTCCAGAGGGGTGAGACCTGGGATACCGCCCCATCATGGATAAAGGGGATTATCGGGTACAAGCCTGGTAACAATGGAGGGGATCCCCTTCGAGGTGATCAAGGAACACTCGCTACGGTCAACCCACACATCGCATGGGTGCTCGGGGAGATTCCTCCGTCGAGGTTCATCTACCTCATGCGTCAGGTTTCGGAGCTGGATGCGGATGGGAAGAAGCGGGTGAACTCCTACACGCTTGCGCGTCAGTTCTTGGGCCTCAACGTTACCAGAGTGGATCCAGAGACTAGCAAATACTTCCTCAACCGTGGGCGCATCATGGGCTTGGTGGCATATCTGAATGCTGCCGGTCGCTTGCGCAGGCGAGAAAGCTGGTACGATGTGGACCCGGATGACGAAACCCTCCGCGACCGGAAGGGCCGCGGAGGGTCGGGGAGAGGGGCAGACAACGTCGGCGGGATGTCAAATCGCCGGTTTGAATAGGCGCGTCACACGCCTGCCTTCCCTTCGAGGATCTCCCTGATGTCTGCCGGGAGGTCTGCGATCAGTTCGGCGTCGGAGCGCTGAGTCTTCCTGGCGTTGATGATCGCCTCCTTCTCCGCTTCCGCGTCGATGACGCGAGCCTCTCGCGTCTCCATGCGAGGCACCCGGACGCCGGAATCGGTCTGAGCCCCAGCGACCGAACGCTCGAGTTTGTCTGCGAACTCGGTGTCGCCCTCCATGAACGCGACGAGCGGTGCCGGCATCATCGTGTTGCCACGGATGTTGCGGTCGCCCTTCTTGTGCAGAATCGTGGCGATGGCTTTTCGCTCTTTGTCGCCGATGATGTCGACATGGCGCATCAGGTTGGCGAGGGTCATTCCAGCCAGGCGGTTGAGCGCGAGTGCGCCGATCTGCTGGTGCTTGAGTGACTCGCTGTAGCGGAACTTCGCAAGCTCGGCGAGCTTGCGAACCTTGCTCCTCTCTGGGTTGAGCCCGTCACGGTGGACGAACTCTCCCGAGCGGATCGGACCGTTCTGCTCCTCCACGGAAGGCAGCTTGAGGCCGAGGAACTCAGCCTCGCGGAGCATGCTGTCCTCCTGAGCTGGGGGAGAGGTCGGGTCGTCAGGGATGCCGTCCGCGGCGTTCAGGTACTCAGCGTTGCGTGCCTGAGGCACGGCGTCGACTTCGCCGTACTGCTTGTCGTACTTTTCCAGGAGGGCTTTGGCGGCCTTCTCCTCGTAGCCGTCGGTGTCGACCTCTTCACGTCGCGCCTTGTTGGCGCGTACGGCATCTGCCGCCCTCTTCCACAGCTCCGAGATCGTAGGATCCTTTGGCTTCTCGATGTGCTGCACGATCGAGTTCACGATGAACTCGTCGCCGATGACCACGGTGCCGCCATCCACAGGGATGGCGTACAGGATGTCACCGTTGACACCCGTGCCGATCCTGGTGGGCTTGGTCTCGACGACCAGCTCGAGGGTGTGCCTCTTGTTGTCATCCCACAGTTCTTCCCAGCTCATGAATCCTTTCCTTCCATCTCTTGTAGTCTCACCTGCACCACCCTCATCGCCGCCGCGATCGCGAGGCCAGTGAGCGGCATCAGGTTGAGCCACAGGTTGTCAGGATCGCCTGGAGGGCCAACCCGCTCCAGTTCGACCCAATGGTCTCTCCTCTTGTAGGAGAAGTTCTCGATGTGGATGGGCGGCACGAGGTAGAACTTCTTGCTCGGCTTGTGGAACAAGATGATCAGGCCGATGCCGCCAGTCTTGTTGATGTGGCAGAGTTCTTGCTTCTGGTGAGGGGTGGGCCTGTCCGGCGACACCTTCACCTCGATGCCAACGAGCAGCCCGAAGATGTGCCCGATGAGGTCTGGCTTGCCGCTCCCCTCGAACATGTCGGGATGCGTCTTCCAGATGTAGTGACGGTCCCCGTAGGTTCGAGTGAGTGAGCGCTTGATGAGCGCCTCGAGCCTCTTGTGCGGCCCTGGCTTCTTGGTGCTTCTTCCAGTTGGAACCACGCGAGCGCGGTTGCCAGCCCAGCTCTTCTTGCCGCCCATCAGCGGTCGTCCCCGGAGCCCTTGATGACTCCGCGGTTCTTGCGGTCGTAGAGCTTCTTGATGTTGTCGTTCGCCACCCAGCCGAGGTCGATCTCCAGTTCTGCTGCGATCGCGGACACGTACCAGAGGATGTCTCCGAGTTCCTTGGTCATGTCTTCCCGGAACTCCACGGTGATGATCCCGCGGCTGTCGCGGATGGTCTTGCCGAACTTCTCCTGGACCTCTCCGAGTTCTCCGCCGAGCTTCATCGCGGGGTAAATCCATGCCGCCTTGTTGACCTGGTTGTGACCATCCTCCACGTAGCAGGCGGGGTACTCCGCGGTGCGGAGCGCCATGCGTTGGTAGTTGTCGAATCCGTGCCGGATGGTCGCCAGCTCCATCACTCCGGCGACGAGCTTGGCAGGCTTGATGGGAGTGTGCGGATCGTCGGTGATGTCCACGGTCGTGGAGAGCTTGTCGATGTCCCCCATGTGCGGCTTGCTCCGCTGCATCGACGGACTCACGAACTCCATGAGCCCGTCATGGAGTAGTGCTACCGACTCCACGTTCTTCGGAGTCGGCGCATCGAACAGGTCTCCCTGTTTTCTCGTGCGCCCGTCCCACTCGATGGCGCTCACGCAGATGGCGGCCACCTTGAGCATGGTGGTCTTGAAGTTGGCCTCCGTGACGTTGTCGGTGTGGTCGATGATCAACTCCGCCCATGAGCAGACGTCATGATCCCCGTCATCCTCCACCGAGTACTTCACCCTGTGTCGCTTGTGCTCCTTGTGGATGAGCTGGAGGATGTCGACGACCCTACCATCTTTCTCGCGAGAGTCGACAAGGGGAGGCACGAGCCTCGGAGGCTTCGGCGTAGAGTTCCAGCCTGACGTCATCCCTCGCCAGAGACTCTTCACGAGCTTCATGTCTGCGTCACCCCTGTGGAGTTCAGGCTTCGTGAGCTTGGTCTCGTACGTGAGGTATTCGGCGAGGGCTACATCGATCAGGAGGGGCCTGTCGGCGGCGGCGGCATCGAATGGGAGGCACAGCCTGGTGTTGCGCGCCCGGTGTGCCAGATGAGCCCACTTGCTGGTGCGCCCACAGTCGTAGAATCCGCGACTGATGATCCACTTGTACGCAGCGTAGAACGTGTACTCGCCGTAGTCGAGACCGTACTGCTTGTCGATCGCCATCAGAACATCCTTTGCTGCGGTTGCAGCTCTCTGTCGTTGCTGTCGATGAGTGGGTAGTTGCTGACGATCAGCTCCTTGAACCCACGGCGTGTGCTCGCCTGCGCGGCGAGTGAGTAGTAGACCTCACGGTCTGTGAGGTGGAACCTTGGTGACCCATCAGCTTTCTTGTACCCACCCCACAGCTCGACGAGCCTGTCGGTGTGGCTGTTGGTCATGATAAACCTGCCGCCCTTCTTGTCCAGCTCGACCATGTACTCGCTGAGGAGTACCTGGTCCGTCCATCCGAAACCGAGTTCCTGGTCCCAGGACTGGTATCCCTTAGTCTGGTCGTATGGAGGGTCGAGGTAGATGAAGATGCCACCCTTCACCGTCTTGACTACAGAGCTGAGCACCCGCTTGTAACTGGTGGTACGGATGTCAACTGTTCGCAAGCGTGCTGCGACTCGACGGAAGAACTGTGGGTCCACGTCCGTCCGGAGGAGTACACTTGGAGAGGAAGCGTACTCACCGAGCGTGTCGGTGGCCATCGCGTTGAACGCCGTGCGCCCGCAGATGTACACCGCTGCTGCCTTGGCGATTCCGGTGAGCCTGTTCTCGCGAAGCTCCTCACGGAAGCCCAGAATCATCCCCTCATGTGCGGGGAGTGCGTTGATGAACTCGCCGAGACCGATGGGATCGAACACGAGGTACCGGAAGAAGTGTACCAGCCCAGCGTCGTAGTCGTTGATGATCTCGATCTTGTTGCGCCATGGCTTCGCCAGGAGCACCTGCACGGAGCCCATGAAGGGCTCAACGTATGTCTTCACATCACGCGGGAAGCGTGTGATGAGCCAACGTTTAAGCTGCTTCTTCCCGCCCATTCGTGATACGGGACTTTCAAGTGGGTTAAGCCAACGGTCACGCAGTCCCTCTGGGAGGACGCGGATGATGTCGGGCTTCACGAACGGAGAGATCTCGTACTTCTTCTCATACACTTCTCCATTGACGAACCCTGTCTCAGTCTTGAGGAACTCATCTGGAACGATGCCCCTCACCACCTTGACACCGCCGGTTCTGAGCTTGTGCTCTCTGACGGCGACGTCGCCAGCATCTACGTCGAGCTGTGCTCTGGTCTCGAGCGGACGAACTCCTCTTGGTTCTCTCGCCACCACCTTACGTTCAGCTTGTTCCGTTCCCTGATGAACCTCTGCTCCTTCTCGTCGGCGAACAGGATCTCCGCTACCATGAGCGCTGACCCCCAGCCCATCCTTCCGGACTCCCTGATCTCGTAGCCTCGCCTGCTCTCTCGGAACTCTGTCTCCCACCTGCTTCGGAGCGTGCAGGCCGGGCATTCCCACGTCCTTTTGCCACCCATGTTCGATGACACTCTGAGACGGTAGAGAGTAACCGGCGCGCCGCAGCCGCAGAAGGGCGGCTTCGGCCGCCGAACGAAGATTTCCACCATCCCGATCTTCAACATCATGTGCTTCGACTTCGGGCTCTGCCTCCTCGCCCACATCATCTCCTCCTCTGTGATCTTGTCCTTCGACGTGACGAGGTGCTCCTTCACCTTGTCGAGGTCGATCAGGAGTGGATCCAGGTTCTCCCACACCAGTTGGACCGGGACCGTCTCCACCGTCGTCGCGTGCATCGGGATGTCCAAGTTCTCCCACACACGCTCCGGCTCCACGTAAACCGGCGCGTACTGCATCGAGTGCGGCGGGATCCCCGTCACGTCCAGCATCTTGTACACCGCCTTGACCGTGAGGTAGCTCTTGTTCGGTGTCTTTGCCATCAGTTCTCCTTACCGACTGTGACCCATCGGTGTTGGTGTCGAGGGCGAACTTGCCCCTGTTGTGCTCCAGCGCCATCAGGGCTGCGATCATCTCTGGGTTGAAGGCGCTCATGAGTACTGATCCCAGAAGAAGTCAGCCGACTTGCCAGAGCCAGCAGCCTCTGTGAGTAGCTGCTCTACGTCGAACTTCTCTCGCTGAGCCAGCAGTCTCCAGAGGATGGTGTCGCGTACTGTGCGGTTGGCGCAAGCCTTGCGCATTGCATCCAGCCTGCCGACGATGATGAGGTTGCGCTTGGCGCGAGTGACTGCGGTGTACAGGAGGTTCCTGTTCATCATGTGCGCGGGCCCATCGCATACCACGACGACAGTTCCAGCCTCAGACCCCTGCGCCTTGTGGATGGTGGTAGCGTACCCGAGGTCGAAGATGTCGTCGATCATCCTGTTTGGGAGGGAACGCCTGACGCTGTCGAGTCCGACCACGGTGTTGGCATCCAGCACGAAGCCGAACATCCCGTTGTACACGCCGGTGCTTTGGTACATCCTGTTGCTGGTGGCTACGACCTTGTCGCCGCAGTGGAACTTCTCTGTTGCCCGCGAGCCGCCGAGCCTCTGCTGGATGGACTTGTTGATCTTCCCAGCGGAACTCGCGATGGCCAACCGCCTGGTTGGGGACACGATCAGTCTGCCCTCGGCAGATGGCTCCATGTCGGAGAGGTATTCGGAGCACCAGAGCGTAGCGAGGCGGTCGGCAACCTCCCACCCGGAGAAGTTGAAGTGCCTCACGTCTTCCGCGTTCTTGAGCAGTGCGGTGTCCAGCTCGCCACGAACGATACCCTTGGCGAGCATTGGGATCGCACTCCCAAACGCCTGCCGTGTGAGCGTCTGGAGCCGGCAGGTTGGGAACCCGAGCTTCTGCGCAGCGTATGGGGTCTCCGTGATGTCACGGAACGGGAACCCTGCTCCAACTGGAGGGAGCTGGTTCTTGTCTCCGACGAGGATCAGACGCGCACGCCCAGGAACGATGGCATCCACGAGCCTTGCGAGTAGGGAGGTGCTGACAGATCCGGCCTCATCCACGATGATGGCCTGGTACGGAAGCGGGTCATCCGCGCAGCGTTGGGCGAGTCCTCGCTCGGTATCGATCTCTACAGCCGAGTGGATGGTGTCGACTTTCACCTGGTTGCATCCGTGGTCAGCCAGCTTCTCTCTGAGATTGGAAGCTGCCTTTCCAGTCGGAGCTACGCAGATTGTCCGATACCCCAACTCGTGCAGACGGCCGGCCAGACGGGCCGTTAGCCACGACTTGCCGGTACCGGGCCCACCGGTCAGGGCACCGCCCCCAGACGCAGCCAGCGCCCGCCACGCTGCGCCCTGGCACCGGTTCGACCCCGCGGGCGGGGGCCCCAGCGGTAAAGGCCCAGGAATCGCAGCGTGCTTCTCAAGCCACAGCACGATGCTTGCTGCATCCGCGATGTCGTTCCGGAAGGCGAGGTGCGAGCTTCCGATGCGCATCATCTTGGCGTCATCGATCACATTGTCGATGTTCTCTCGCCTCCAACCCCCGAGCTTCAGCGCTTTCGTTGAGGCTATGATGAGGCTGTGGCCGAAGAGCGTGTGCCCTCTGGTGGAGCAGAACTTCGCCGCCTTGACAAGCGGGTGTTCCCTGTTCAACATCTTAGCCTCCGAGACTGCGAAGCGCCATCCCCTGCTCACGGCCGGTGATGTACTCTTCAAAGTAGGTTTTCGCGATGTCTGGATCTCTCCAGTAGTAGTTGTTCTTCTTCCTGTTCACGAGCCCGAGCTTGTACACAAGCACGATGAACGAGCGCTCGTTGGACCTGCCCATGATCTCCCTGGCATCATCCATCGAGAAGTAGTCTGCGTGAATCATGAAGTGAAGTCTGTCGAGGTTTTCGTCGTTGATGTTCTTGTCGAGCCAGTTCACGAGCTGCTCTGGCATGGTACTGCCAGCCGAGGAGTGCGAACCGATGTACTGCTTGTACCTTGACCTGATGAACTCGATCGCCAGCACAACATGTTGGTTCGTTACGTTCACCCTGAGTCCTGTCTCCGTCCTGGAGAATAGGAGGATGGCGAACGCCGCAGCGAGTCGTGCGAGTTTGAAGCGTGCTTGCGCCGGAAGGAGAAGAACGTGCAGCCCGAACTCCTTTGACAGCTCAAGAGCGCGCCGCGTGATGTAGTCCGGGTTCTCGAAGACGATGTCCTCCGACTTGCGCGTCCACGCCCAGCTGAGGTGGAATCGTGCGAGGTCGCTCGTGTACTTCTTGGTGGCGCTCTTCTTCTTGTGGAGCTTCCCGAAGACGTTGATGTCTTGCATTGGAAGCTGGACGTGCACGAGGTCGAAGCGTCCGAGATCCTGTGGTGTACCAACCACTCTCCATGCGGCATCGAGTGGGTTGGAGTAGCTGGTGATCCGTCGCTTGCCACGCGGGTTGGTGAGAGCCAGCATCCGCACCCTGCACGGTGTGCGTTTTGTGCCGGCGTTGGTCCTACGCTCAGCGATGCCGCCACTGATGGTGGAGGTGAGGCCAGCAATGACCTCGTACTTAAGTTGTGCGTACTCGTCGAACGCAATCCACGCTCTGTCCGCAGTCGGAATTGTCCCCCACGAGAACGTGTTCTTGAACCCGGATGTGAAGTTGCCTCCGATGAGTCCGGGGAACGTGACTTTCGCATCACACTGTACGAGCCTGCCGACTTTGTAGTGCCGCATCATCGCCTTGGCGATGGTGCTCTTGCCGGTGTTGGTGTCGCCAAGCACGAGCATCTGGGAGCAGATGCGGTTGTTCCTCTGCGCCCCGAGACGGAAGTGGAACGGCATGAACATCGACAGCCAACATGCGAGCAGCATGTCGTCCTGGCCGAAGATGTCCTCGATGACATGGTCACGGAACTCTACGAGGCAACGACGCACCTGCTCGTCAGGGTCCATCACTCCGACTTCGCAGTCGAGTGCAGCATCGAGTGCTTCGATGCTGTCTTTCGACCTCTTGAAGATGTGCACATCACTATCCGACCGTTCCCACTTTGGGACGGCGATGGTGAAGATCCCTGACTTTGGATGCGATAGCACCTTGCCGCCGATCCTGTAGGTGTTGTTGTCCTTGATGTCGAGGAGGCCATCGGAGATGAAGAACGCTGTGCGCTGATTAAAATCGAATGACGCTTCATCCTCCAGCTCCACGGTCGGGGCGAGCGTGACCAGTTCGACTGCGCCTGGCTCGACCTTGATCTCAGGGAGCCCGCAAGTCTTCGGAATGCCCGCGTCCATCTTGATCTTGCGCTCAACCCCACTCATGGGATTGCCCACCATTTCTGCCTGCTCTGTAACTTTGTACGTGAGGTGGTACCTGAATCCACACCTCGGGAGACGGCAAGAGTGACACTTGGGAATAGGTGCCTGCTCACCAGATGTGCAAGAGATGGAGGCACCGATCGGCACCACGAACGGAGAGGTATCTCTTCCGGAGATGTGGGCCTTGGTGGACACCCACTTGCCGAGGTTCTTCGGGTCGACCAGCTCGTTGAACTTGACCCTCTTCATCTTGCTCATGGCGGGGATGGGCTCACCCTTCGACTTCTTCACCTCGTCGAGGAGGAGCTGGGCATCGGGCTTGCGCTCGATACGCCGCCATTCCAGCATCTCTAGAAGGTCTGGGTTGAGACCGCCAGCGATCAGGAAGTCAGTGAGGTCTCCGTTTGGGGGAAGGAACTTCCTGATACTTTCCGGCCATACCCCAACCTCCACCTCCGCCCCGGAAGATACAAGGAAGTGTCCGAGTTGGAATGCCTTCCTGTCGATGGCTGTGAACCCCTCCTTGTCGCGAGGCGCTCCAGGGTCAGCATCGAATAGAATGCGAACCCTCCGCATGTTGAAGTGGGGGAGGAAGTCCTCGTTGAATGTTCCTTCTCCAGCTGTGTACGTGACCGCTGGAATGCCGATCTGACTCAGCAGCAACGCCTTGAGTTCGCCACCAACGAGGTAGACGAGTGGGTTGTCGATGTTCTCGTATGGGTAGAGGTACGGGACCGCGTGCCCTTTGACATTGAGAACTTTTCCGGTCTTGCCAGTCCACTTCGGCACCCATGGCGCCGTCTTCTGGAGTGCGAGCCTGGCCAGTGAGATCTCTTCCGGACGACTCCTGCTCCAGGAGTCAGTTTCGGTGTTGTACCACCTGCACAGAGAGCGGAACACATCGTGACGCCTGATGTTCACGATGGGGGCCATCTTTGTGCCTGTCCCCTTGGATGTGAAGGACCAAATCGGAATCCAAAGCCGCCTGTCTCTGGAGTTGAAGCCGAGCTTCCATCGCTTGATGGTCTCGTGCGTCAGCCCGTACCTCGTAGCCATGAACTCCAGCAGCCCCCGCTTCCTCCCCTGAGTAGTGGTCCAGTATGCAAGCCCATCGATGATGGCTGCCTTGTGGTTCTCGGAGGTGAGTAGCTTGTACTTGCTATCACGTCCTTTCACACCACCCTTTGCAGCCTTCTTGAAGTCCTTGATGCGACTCCAGAGACCGTACTTCTTGAGTAGGTGCTGATACGTCTGCCCGTATTTCCACCCATGTACGCGCTCGTAGAGCGTGAAGATGTCGCCAGTCTCCTGGCAGGCATGACACTTCCACCCGCCGTGCCTTGGCGAGAACGACAACGACGGAGATTTGTCTCCGTTGGCGTGACCCTCTCTGTTCCAACACTTCCGGACGTTACCTTTCCCGGTGCCGATTAGGCTGTTAACCTCTTCGACATACGAAAGGCGCCCGATCAACTCACGCTTGAGCGAATCGATGCCCACGTGCTACCTCACGCGAGCTTGGTGATCGTGGTCCGGAAGCTGATCATCCGGCAGATGCGACCGTTCCACCCCGCGTGCCGGAGCTGCTCCTCGAACTGCTCGACAGGGGCGAGGCTGACGCGCCCCTCCGTCTGGAAGTTGATGATCACGATGTAGCCGCTCATCAGGTAGTTCCGCACCGGCCTGACGAACTGTGGGATGCGCGCTGTGGACACGTCGTCGAGGACGATGACCTTACTTGGAGAGAGGTCGTGGATGGCCTCACTGAGCGTCGTCTTGCCGCTCGCGGTTCCGCCGATGATTGCGAAGATCATTTCTCCTCCGGGAGAGTGTAGTCGTTGTGGTCTTTGGGGCAGATGTCGCGCCACTTGAAGCTCAGAGGGTGGTCCCTGATGCTGATGGTCGACCACCGGAACTCGATGAGGTGATCGCAGCCCACTGCGTGTCCCTGGTACGGGATGTGGACCTTATTGCCGAACACGATTGGCAAGAGCTGGAGTATGAACGTTGGTTCTCCAGAGAGCCTGCCTCTGGTCCCGAGCACACTTCCGACGAACGTGTCGTAGGTGAGCTTCACGTCGGGCCTGTGCTTGAAGGAGTGCTTGTCCTCCTTGTGCGTCCCGATGAACCGAAGCCCCTCCTGCTGCGATTCCCTCCAGTCATCCTCACCAGCCTTGCGGCGGAACCTGAGTACGACAGTCATAGCCCACTCCAGTAGCAGCGCTCAACGAGGTAGTCGTATGCTTCCTTGATGGTGGCGCACCACTCGTCGATGGAGTCGAAGCGCTCGACTGCCCACTCCGGGCTCGGCGCCTCGATGACATTGCCGTAGGTGCGGCACGCGGTGAGCGTGCTGTGGTTCGCTCCTTCGATCTGCCACACCTTGTAGTGCTTGTCGCCGACTTTCGGGTGTCCCATCTGGGAGCCGAGGGCCTCGGAGGCAACCTGCCCGAGGCAGAGTATGATGCGTGGTTTGGTCGACCAGACCTCTCTCGCCAAGTGGGTGGCCCCGCACTTCTGCGTGAGCGACCTCGGCGGCGCCACGTCGTGGTGGAGTGGGCACTTGACGCCGGATGTGGCGAAGACCCTGCTGGATGGCAGGCCAAGAACCTGGTGCATCAGTGTGCTCACCAGGTGGTCCACGTACTCACGGCGCTCGTCGAACGCCGCCGGGTAGTGCACCATGTACGCTCCGTGGAGGCATCGGTCTGGGCTGCGCGGAGGCTGGTTGCGGATGATCATCAGGTCAGGCGTGATCCTGCATCCGAGCCCGTACCTCGGAGCCTGGAACCTCCGGTATGCCGGAGTCGACAGTGGACATGCGTCGCAGTTGGAGATGCGCGCTTTGTCTTCCTGTGGGGTCAGCATGTGAGCCTCGTTGATGGTGTTGCGAAGCGTGTCGGTGTTCACCGTCATCCCATCGCAGACTCCGGTGTGCCACATGGGGAGGGAGCAGTTGGTGCTGATGGGTGTGATATACCAGTTGCAGCCCGGGTGCGGCATCACATGCCTCCAGGCAGCGAGGTCATCGCGTAGAAGGACAACGTGAAGAGGACAGCAACAATGCCCGCTCGGGCCACAGGGGCCGGCTGGAGGCGGAAGTTCTCCGCCGCCCAGCACAGCCCGAAGATCACAACGCCGAAGATCGCGGTGGTGTTCATGTTCTGTGGCACTCCATCAGAAGCCGTAGGCCGGGTCGACGCCGTCTCCGGGGAAGTCTCCGCCGGACTCGGACTCGCCGCCAGTCTCCGACTCGGTTCCCGCTTCTCCCCAGAAGGAACCGATGTCCTCATCGTCGCGGTTGCCCATGCTGTTGAGGTACTGCTCGCACCAGGGGAGCGCTTCCTCCTTGAGGAAGCGGAACACGTCGGGCGACAGGACACCGACCAGCTCCGGCTCCAGCACGTCGAAGGAGACGCCGGGGCTCGGCGACTTCACCTCGACCCCGCAGCGGAACACGGCGGAGCTGTGAGGGAAGCGCCCGGGCCGAGCGTTCACCTGGCTGACCAGGCTCTCGACAGACTTCTTGCTCGACCCCATACTCACGCGGATGAGCACCACACCGTAGGGGTTCTTCGAGGTGGTGAGGTCCTCGATGGGCTTGTAGATCCCGAAGTCGTGGTCGGCGTTGCTCGCCGAGTGGCCGTGCCCTTCGAGGTAGTCTCCGAGCGATCCCTTGCGCCGCACCAGCATGGCGAAGAACAGGCGGGACTCGCCGCACGCCTTGCCCCTCGAGGTTGCACGCGCCGAGTCGTGCTTGGCCATCGTGCCGAAGCGGTTGTACGGGCAGGTCATGCAGGAGATCTCGCAGGTCTCCATGTCGGCCAGCTCCGGACGCCGGAACTCTCCGGTGTCGTCGAGCCACTTGCCGCGCGACGAGGGGATCTGTGCGATCGGCAGCTCACCCGTCTTGCAGATCGGCTGCTTGCGCTCGTGCCCCTGCGGGGCCCAGAGCGACCGACCGCCGACCCGGTGGAAGAGCAGCAGGTTGAGCTTGGCCCCGCCGATGGACGGGAGCGGCTGCTTGTCGTGCGAGCCGACGAACACGCCGTCGCTCATCTTGAGCATGGGGAGACGGCTGGTGCCGTCGGCCGCGTACGACTCCTCGTCCGGGGTATCGGCACCCCACATCTCGAGGTACGCAGGGTCCTGTTTGGTCATCTCGGTCGTCATGGTTCACATGCCCTTGAACATGGAGGTGAGCGCGTCGCCGCCAGCGACGCTCATCGCACGAGCACGATCGCTCATGCAGGCTTTGAAGAAGGAGCAGCCCGGACAGTCCGGAGTGCCGAAGGTTGCGGGCCTGAGCCGTGGCCACCCGCCGCGGGTCCACATCGTGAGCATCCCGATGAGGTCGTTCTGGTATGCATCGATGTAGTGATCACCGGCCACGCTCTTGACGTGCGCCATGATGATCGGGAGGCCACGCCTGTCACCCTTGCTCTTGGTGCGGGTGTTCCTCTGGAGAGGGATGAGGTTGGTCGGCAGCGCCAGGCCGATGAAGTCTGGCTCCCACCCGTCGTGCATCTTCGACAGCCACGCGTAGTGGATGAGCTGTCGATGCGATGCGATCTGGTCGCGCGTGAAGCTCTGAGCCTTGACTGACTTGCGGACCTCCGGCCGGATGATCGGGTCCCAGAGGCCGCTCGACTTGGTGTCGAGGATGGCACGCGGCGGGTTGCCACCATGTCCCCACTCGGCAGCGTCCCCTCCCAGCTCCAGTCGAAGGTCGAGTGTGCCGGTGAAGGTGAGCAGCTCGCTACCTCCGCCACCGCGAGCGCCTTCCTTGATGTTGACCCTAACCTCCTGGTCGACGATGACCCAGCCAGTGTCATCGATCTCCTTGCGGAGGTCCTTGACGATCTGCGCCATGTTGGTGCCGGGCAGGTTGCGCACCATGCGCTGAGCCAAGAGCCACTTGACCTCGTTGCCAATCGGCTCCCCGTCCGGCATCACATACCGCTCACCGTGGTGCTCCTCGTCCACTTGCTCCATGCACGCCCGCCAGAAGCTGGCTGTGTTGCTCACACTGGAGACCGGAAGCTCGAACGCCTTGTGGAACACGCTTCCGCCGTACATCATGGCAGGCTTGGCCTGCTTTTCGTACCCACGAGTGAGTGGTCCGCCACGTGCGCTGTCCAGATGGAAGCGAAGCTGGGCCGGACAGCGACGAGCCCTGTCGGTGTCAGTGAAGCGGATGCTCCGCCAGCCCATGTCCCACAGGTGGGAGCGCACGTCATCTGGGAGGATGGTGTGCCACTCAGGGGCGCCGGTGTCCGGGTTGTACCCCATCGACTCGGCGATGAGCTTTGCGAGTTCGAGCTGGTTCATCGTCTCACCATCCTGATGCAGGAGTGCTTCCAGACATCCTTGTCGGAAGGTCTCGCTCTCTCATCCCCCGGAAGGCAGTAGAACTGCATGGCCCTGGTGAAGAGGAACACCATGGTTGCGAAGAACTCGGTCACGATCCTGTGCGACGCGTTGGTGCTCGCAACGCCACGACGATGCGGCTGCGTCTTAGAGTCGAGCGTATGGGCTGAGTAGCTCAGCGTGCGCAAGAAGTTGTCGATGGTGTACCCTCCACGGAGGGGGCTCCGTCCCATCATGTTCTGGATGAGCCCGTTGACGGTCGTGAGGTTCCTGTCAGCTCTCGACCACCCGGTGTGGAACTCATCAGCGTCCGAGAACGATGCGACGGCAGCCAGAACCTCGACAAGGCCAGTGATGCCAGAACCCTCGAAGAGGAGAGTCCTGATGAACTCACCGCCGTACGACGCCCGACCTTCGAGCAAAGCTCTGCTCAGGCCGCTGTCATCGAACCTCGCGCTAAATGCCGACATGCGGTGCGCCACTTCCGTCGGTGTCCTTCTCGTCAGGAGGACACCACGAACCCTGGTCTCATCGAATGCGCGAACTCCATCCTTGCCAGGCGTGAGAGACTCGAACAACCACATCTTCTCATTGGAGTACATCAGCCCTTCTCCACAACGCTCACGAGGTAGTCGTATGCGTCTTTGATTTCGTTGCTCGCTGCCTCTTCCACCCACTTGCGGAAGTGCTCACGAGACGGCTTGCCCTTCGCCTTACGTTGCGCGTGTGCGTTGACCTCGTCCTTGAACCGGGATGCCCCCTTGTTCTCCACGAGGCTCAGCGTCAGCCTGCTGTACGGTGGTACGCCCAGCTTGATGCGTGCATCGAACTCGAGCGCATCGAACAGCTTGCCCGACCCACCCATCGCATCTTCGAGGCTGCTGATCATCTCGTCAACGAACGAGGTGAACCCCTTCCGGTCGATGTCCGAAAGCAACTCTGACTGCACAGTCTTCTTCTTGCGAAGGGCTCCGAGCATGTCCTGCTCGATGGTGCCGTTGATGCTCAGGCTGTAGAACATGGTGCACACATTCTTTCCGGTGGCTGGATCAGTCACGACACACCTGTCTCCGCCCTGAGCCCACGCTCCAAGCGACCACGTCGGCGCAAGCGACACGATGCTCGGCCAGGTGCCGATGCCTTTGGCGACAGCCTGCTCCCTGTTAAGGGAGAAGCCACGCGCCTGCGTCCACTTGCAGATGAACACCTGGACATCGCCGTTGTTGAACCGCCCGATCTCTTCTGACCGCTGCCACGGCTTGTATGTTGGCGAACCCTTCACGTCGTACACCATGTCGGTATCGATGTACTCGGCGGAGGTGTCAGTCTTGTCGGCCAATGCCTCTTCGAGGAGGCCGGCAGCAACGTGTCGCTCGTGCACGTTGGGATTGCGTGCCGGGTCAGCCATTGCTCGGAGCTTCTCGATGCGCTCCTTCTGAGTCTCGGTGTGACTCACACAGCAGGCACGGAACGTGTCGATGATGTACCTGTCCAGCCGCAGTGGTACCGGAAGCGCCACATGAGCGTCGCCAGGCAGCACTGCCACCGACTGTACTGCGCCCAGCAGAGATGTGCACTTCTTTGCAAGCTCGTCGTCTCCGTCGACCTTGGCAGCCTGCGCCGCCTTGCTCAACAGCTTGCACATAGCGTTGTACTTCTCGATGGGGATGAGTCCCTTAATGAACGTCCGCTTCTTGCGTCGAACATGCGGCCTCGTGCTCGCCCACTTGATGTCGTGCTTATCCAGCAGCTCCTTGAGCATCTGCTCCTGGTAGGTGAACTCGGTGTAGATCACAAGTGGCTGCGTCGGGTTTGCCATGATGTGAGCCAGCACCCACATCAGCTTCGAGTCCACGGTGTGGTGAACCCGCATGTAGGGACCTTCCTCCTCCTCACGGTAGGAGTCGTACCCGCAGGCGATGCCTCGCAGGAACGTCATGGTCCTGATCTTCACCGAGGTCATCTTCTCGTACCGCGTCTCGCCAAGCGTAGTCATCGTCTCGAGGAACCCGTTGAGAACACGGATGGTCTGGTCGTAGATTTCTTTGGTCGGCTTCAGCTTGATGTGCCGATACTGCTTGTCCTTCCCGGAGAACTGGTCAGCTCCGGACCGCAGGTAGCGGATGCCGTAGCTGCTGATGTGCATCTCGAACGCCAGCTTGAGGTTCTTCTGTACCTCGTACTTGTTCGGGCCAACTTGGAAGAGCCACGTGTTAGTGAACTTCCCGAAACTCTCACCCCACGCGATACCGTGGGGGTCGATCATGTGCATCTGGGACCAGAGGTCTTGCGGTCCGTTCTCCAGCGGTGTCCCGTTGAGGAGTGTGATGTACTCCACCTTGCGCGCCAAGTCGTGGCAAGCCCGACTCCGTCTGGAGTCTGGGTTCTTAATGGCGCTGGTCTCGTCGAGGGCAGCGAACGTATCCGCGAGTTCCACGTACTGCTCGATCAGCTCCAACCTGCTGTGGACGCGCTCGTAGTTGAGCACCACCACATCTGCCTCGCCAGCCGCGACCTTGCGCAGCGACTCCTCGTCCACCTCCATGGTACCATCGAGGACTATCGGGCGGAGACCCTGCCGCTCCAGCTCGCCTGGTCGATCCTCGTCGAGGCCAACCCACGGGTTGAAGATGTTGCAGACCGGACAGATGAGGATCATCGTGCTGGCTCTGCCAGTCGCGACCAACTCCTTGAACGCGATGATCGCGGACAACGTCTTGCCGGTGCGCATGTCGAACCAGAGCGGCACTCGCTTGCCGGCCACGATGGCCCACGCTCCGATGAGCTGCTGACTGTACGGGGTGCGGTCTGGCGAACAGTGTCGGTCGAGAGTCTGCACATACTCCAGCGTATGGAGGAGGGTCTCCCTCATCTGGAGTGCGGTGCGATCGAACTGCCCGAAGGCAATCGCGATCTGCTCTGTGTTCGTAGGCTCCCGCTCCGTGACAACATCGACGCTCGCCATCGGCGTCTTGTGTCGGTCGGTGGCCTGCCTCAGAAGGGGCAGCTTGGAGCGTGGCTCGGTGTTCGCTTTGAGTAGGATGGCCTCAGTGCAGACGGCCTCGACGAGGTCCATTTCCAGGATCTTCGAGCGTGCCCACGCCTGCTGGTCTTCGTCGCAGAGCGGCAGCTTGATGAACGCCTCCAGTCGGCGGCGGTTCATCCTGATGCGGTGGACCTTCACGCCATTCAACTTGAACGCTCCGCCACCTTCGAACACTCGGCGGGAGAACCCGAACACCGAGCTGCTGCTCTGCGTGTCGTAGTATCGACGCCAGGAGTTCTGGTCCCCACGGGGGTAGTGTGTGTACACGTACACGTTCTCCGACACGTACACCATGCTGGTGTACGGATCGATGAACGGCTGGATGAACATCTCTCCCCAACTGGTGTAGTCCAGCGAGTATGGGACGCTCATATCCGTAGATGGTTCGCCAAGCTCGGAGCGCAACATGGGCAGCAGCCGCTCGGCCTGCTCTGTGAGCCTGGCGAGCTTCGCTTCCTCGGTCTCGTCTGCGGGATGGTTCCCGCAATCGGAGTCGGAGACCTGGTTTCTGCCTGCTGTGTAGCTATCGAAGTCCAACGCCACCTGGTCAGTGGACATTCGTGCTCCCAATGATGTGACGGCTTAGCCGTATGTTGACCCTCTGCTTGCATCGCTCCAGCGGGGGAGTGACGTGCACAGTTGGTATATGAATTGGTTATCGGCGATCCCTGGTACGCGCAACGGGTCGCCGATTGTCCCGGTAGTTAGCCGGTTATCGACGACCCGTTGCAGATTGCAGCGGTCACCCGTTGCAGATTGCAACGGAGACTCATGGCTCAGAAGAGCCTCGGCCTCCGCTCCCAGCGGATGAACGCTCGGCGCAGCTTGCGCATCTGCCACTTAACGAGGAGGATCCTCTGCTGCTGGACTGACGCATCTGCCACGGAGGCGGCTGCGGTGAGTGGAAGACTCCTCCTCACCCTGCAACCCTCGGCGTATGCGAGGAGCTTGCGACGCTTCCTGCTGAAGCGCCCGATCTGCGCAGCGAGGCTCGCCCATGCGAAGCGGTAGTAGTCCTCACCCCAGAGGATGAGGCACAACTCCATGTCTTCGAGACGCTTGCTGCGGATGAGCAGTGGGAGATCGTTCTTCGCGCGCTCCCACGGCCAGAGGTGTTGGGAGTCACGTCCGAGGACATCCTCCTTCTCTCCTTCGACTGTCATTATACTGTGACCTCGTACCCGGGTTGTGTCCGAAGCACTCGTGCTCGGAATGAATACTCGTGCCACGGAAACCACACACGTTAGCTGTCGATAGCCCCAGGTACGCTGCGAGCCCGAACCGACTCAGAACGACTCGTATTACCTACTATCAAACAGCAACATGTGTGGATTGCGTGGCACGGGTAGCTTGCGCTCCCGTGCCGTCGGGATACTGTCTCCCGACTCTACTCCTCCCGCTCCAGCTCCAGCTCCAGCTCCAGCTCCAGCTCCTGCCTCCTCGCCTCCTTCACCTCGCGGAGCTTCGCATGGGCAAGCAGGGTGTGAATCGAACCGAACAAGCATTCGATCCGGTCCAGATCTCGGATGTTGTCCTCGATGACGGCGATTGCATCTCCTGACAGCTCGCCGGCGAACGCTTCCGCCAACTGATCGATGATGCTATCGATGCTCACTTGCTTGCCCTCCCGGAGGCGATGTCCGTGGTGATCTTCGCGATCTCGTAGCCGTTCTTCACGGCTTTGCGGAAGTATGCGTTGGAGATGGTGCCGCTGGTCTTCATCGCATCGAGAACGTGGAGGGTCATCCCCGCACGCTTCTTCGACTTGCTACGGGACGCGACGAGGTCATCGGCGCTGGTGCCCTTGTCGGACATGTGCTGCTTGTGCATCTTGATGCGCGACTGTCGCCGCTTCTCAGCGATGGCCGCGTCCTTGCGATCATTCTCGGCGCGTTCTTCTGCGAGCAGCTTCTCTGCGTACGCGCGGTCGGCCTCGGTCTCGTAGCTGAGACGCTTGAGTCGGGCACGCATGATGATGTGGGTCTCGACGTCGATCTTGCGTCGCGTCTCACTCACCTGGAGGAGCAGCTTGCGGATCTTCGCCTCTGCGTTGGCACGCTTGCTCTTCGCGAGACGGAGAGCATCGGTCTGGACCTGAGTGGAGTCCTTGTTATCCCACGACCGGTTGGAGAGGAGCTTCATCGCCTTGTTGTCAGCGGTGTCCATCTCCAGATGCTCGGAGAGCTGGTCCATGGACATGCCGCGAAGCATGTCCCTTGCGATGTGGGCGAACGGGTCATCCCCTTCTCGGAGACCCCACAGGCGCCGGATCTCGTTGGAGACCGCCCCGTTGGGACCGAGCGGCCGCGTAGATGCGGAGCCGCTCTTCTTGACCCGATCCTGCCGGTAGTCCGAGGGATGGGTGAGCCCATCCCCTTCGTACTTGCTGGACATTGAGTGTACCTGGGTTTGTGTTGGTGTGGTATCGGTCGGTAATCGGCGCCAACGCCATGCCGCCAGAAGCTTTATGCTCTCCACGGCTGCGGGCTACCACGTGTTGGCTTGCGCAGCGATGCCTCGCCGCGGTCTCCGGGTGGAGTCTGCGGCAAGGCATCATGGTGCTGCGGTTGTGTGCTGGTATCGTCGTGCTACGCGGCGGTGCTCGCCGCAGGGGTCGGGGTCTTGGCGCTGGTGGCCTCGGGATCCGCGGCGGCCGCCGCGGGGGCTGCTGCCGTGTCCGCCGTGGCTGCCGGGGTCGCCGGAGTCTTCTTCTTCTTCGTCGAGCGCCGATAAGCGTCGTTGCGGTGGCCCCAACTGAGGCTCACGCGCTTCACGTTCCCATCCTTGTCCGTGACCACCGGCTCACCCGTCTCGGGGTTCGTGGCGTCGAAGGAGGGCTCGTTGTTCGACTGGTACAGCGTGTTCTGCGTACCACGGGACATCGCGTAGAACGCCATGACCTCGAGGGTCACGGACTGGCGAGCGGCGACGGCCTCGTCGGTGGTGCCCTCGATCGCGTCGTGCTTCTCGACCAGCGCGCGGAGCGCCTTCGGTGCACCGGACGACTTGATGCCGCCAGAGCTGGTCTCGCGAGAGATGTCGACGATGGAGCCGTAGGCTGCCGCGGAGAGCACGTTGGACAACTCCTTCGACATCGCGGCGTGCCAGTCGAGGACACGCGCGGCCTTGGGAACCTTCGCCTTGAACGCCGAGACGTTCTTCATCACGTACTCGCCGCCAAGGCAGGCGAGTGCGGTGAGGTGCTCGATCGCGTCGGAGTCTCCGGTCGTGGCTTCGCCGTATACCTTGGCGAGCCGCTTCTCAAACACCGGGTTGGTGCTGATAAGCTGCTCGATCGCGGCCCACCGGCCGGCCAGCATCCCCGAGAGGGGCTTGATGGCCGGGATGGCGGAGATCGCAGCGAGCGTCACGGTGATTGCGACGGGAGCGGCGGGCTGGGGAGTGTTCTCTTCGGTGGACATTTCTGTCTCTCCTGCTGTGGTTGGTGGCTGCCGTTGATGTGACCGCAACGGCACGGGGTGAACGTCGGTTGTACACAGATCCGCTATAGGGGTTTACCCCTACTGTCAAGTCAACCCAGGTACAGCAGAGTCAGAGGTCAGCCGGAGCACCGAATGGCAGCCCGCGCGACACGGCGCGGAGTATGCGGTTCCTGGGAACCGGCCTCCAACGCCGATTTTCGGCGGACTGCCCTGGTGAGCGGTCGCGAACGACCGTCGCTACTACAAGATCGTCCACGACGATCGGTTGATGCCACGACGATCGGGGACGAAGCCAGCAGAGCTGATGATTGCGACTGCGATGCTCAAAACGATGAAGAGCGTCACTTATATGTACCTGGGTTAGCTTGTGTCTCAGCGTGGAGCACGCTTGCGGACCGTGTGTCCGTGACCACCAGCGGGGATGTAAATCCCGCTGGGGGTAGTGCGGTTGGGGAGAGTGTGGCTACGTCGTGGAGCGGTAGTAGCCGGTAATCGCCACTTCGAGGTGGCGTCCGCAGTCGGACTGCCGGAGCGTCACGCAGTAGCGCGTCACACAGTCATCCCAGAGTCCGGCATCCATCACCAGGATACGCCGGATCTCCGTCTTGAAGACGGGGACGATCATCGGCATCACACCAGTGTTGATGTACCACTTGATGTTCGGCTCGTTGAGCAGCGTGTGCAACACCGAAGCGCGCAGCACGTACTCTCCCAGCATGATCTCTCCGAACATGTCGCAGTAGCGCATGACGTTCAACAGCGAAGCGCGCAGGTTGCGGGTTCCGCCGAACTTGATGAGCCGGTAGACACCGGCGGCGTATCGCGACATGACTCCGGAGCCGATGTATTTGCTCACTCTCCACCTCTGTCGCTCTTGCCGTACCGACGCTCCATCTCGCGCAGCGCCGTCCGGGCGGACGTCGCAACCTGGATGATGAAGCTGATCGGCTTCCACAAGAGCCAGCAGATGCCGACGATGACAGCGCACGTAGCGATGGTGGACATGATCATTATGTTGTCTCCGTTGGTGGACAGAGACACACGGTTCACTTGTGTTGTGTGCTGTATTTAGTGTAGTGCAAAAGCACGTAGCCAGAGCACCTAATGGCGGGCCCGGAGACACATCGCTTAGCCCAGCGGTCTCCCGCTCGACTTTGCTTAGCATCTCCGGGCCCGCCAACGCCATTACAGCGAGACACAACCCATGTTGCCTAAATCGTGATTGACATCGTCGTATGGGGCTTACGTTCACCCCTTTCCCGATATTCACCATGTACACTCCCTGTTACCAGGAGTCGCACGGCTAAGCCTGCTACTTCCGCCCTTACCCCGCAGTATGGGTTACACCCATACGCAGTGTTTCATAGTGATTGCCGGTTTGGCCGGCACGCATCGTTTCGCCGTCGGCTCTCCGCGCAGGGTTGCCCCGTTGCGGGTCATGGCCATCGGTTCCCCGATGCTACACTAAACATGATGCTACGCTACCACACCAGACAGCCCTTGCTATCCAGCACTTCGCGTCGCTGCATCAGCGATTCACACGTGCATCACAACACGTTCCCCGTGACATAGCCGCTAACCGTCGCTTGCGATGCTACAGGCTTAGCCTGTCTCCGCGTCCATGCCGTTGTCGGTCAGTAGCCGGTAAGCTACCGCCGTGGGTGGGAACGCTAAGCATCGTGGATGCTGCCGGGCGCGGCCCTGTCATTATGGGCGCCGTTCGGTGCATCCGCTAAGGGGCGGGTATCATCGTCTATATATCAAAGAGTGTGACCGCTGCTAAGTCAGCGATTCCCGACACTGATGCATCGATGGTACGAACACCTTCCCATCGACAATGTTGCCCGCGCTGGCGGTCTGTAGCTCCACGGTCGGATCGGCTGGCTTGCGAAGCGCGCGGTAGCGTGAATCGCTGGGAGTCCATCTGGAGGGGCAAGCCCCACCGTCAAGTCTCCCAGCGCACTACCGGTCAGCGGTCGTTACGCGGAGGTTACACACCGTGTGAACCCTACGGGGTACATCGTGTGTCGGTCATCAAGACCGGAGAATGCAGCGATGTCACAGAGCGACCCTATGCTCCGAACATACCCCGTCCGGTCATCCCTGCGCGCTGCGCGCTGTCTCTGGTCGAAACCGGAGGCTACGCGCTGTGCGCTGGGAATCAGCGAGCGGGGTATGTCAAAGAGCACTGCCGGGGCCTGGGTAGCCGCGGCACCTCTGCTGCGGTCTTTCCAGGCCCAACCAACATGCTCTCTTGAGGGGCTCCCAACAAGGTCTTTCTTCGCTGGAGTCGCGAATACCCTGAGAACACCGATGACCGCTGGTAGGCACATCCGCGATCGCGGTTGTACCTCTGTGGCCCCTGGTGGGCCACAGAGGCCCCTGGTGGGCGTCTGTGGCCCCTGGTGGGCGTCTGTGGCCCCTGGTGGGCGTCTGTGGGCGTCCTGTCCCTGGTGGGCGTCCTGTCCCCTGGTGGGCGTCCGGTGGTGGATACCGGCTACCTGGTAGCGTAGGGGATACCACGTATTTTTGGCCCATAACCCAGGTTGTCCCTGGGTTATTGAACGGTCGCGGAGTTTCACGCCGCCGCTGCGCTCGCCCATAGCCCAGCTTGAACGCCGATAGTTAGCCGATAGCCTCACCCGTGCGCGTAGGGGATAGGGAGACGCCGATACCGGTCAGATTCTGTCCGCCGTTTGGGGGCCTGCCCTTGTCCTGCGAGACCGCACGCTGTCTTGCGCGGTTCTGCACACATGCGGAATGCCCTGCTGGTGGGTGCTTTCACAGAGTGTATGGCAGTATTGCACGTGTTCATGTGTCGATACTGCACTCCACAGCACCTATGCTCAGATCGTTTACGAGGTAGTTTTTTACATTGCATTTTGCATTATCGGTATTTGTAAGGGGGTTTGACATATTGTCAGAGTGCGGATCCCACCGACTTGAAATGGACGAAAAGGGGCTTATAACCTGGTGAGATACAGGCTTGACATGGCGAAACTTACCTCCTGTACGGATTCGGGTGTGCGAAAGTACACACACGCCCAAATACAAATAGTGCAAGCTCCGATAGAGCTACGCTTGAACCCCCACAATCAGGCGACGGTATTTTTCCTTGACTTGTCAAGCGCTCTCAACCCCCCTTGACGGTGCATACTGAAGACGGGCATCCGGACCCTCCGTATGTATGGCAGAATCGCACACCACGGGGCTGCGCGTGGTGTTGTATCAGCGGAAGGCGAGACACAAGCGTTGTGTTGTGTGCGACAGCGCTCGCTAGCCAACGCTTGGCGGAGTCACCACGCTACATAAGCGTCTCAACATTGCGCAAAGGACCGCGGATGGTGGCGGGACTCCAGTTATTCATATATACTACTCCTAGTTCCTCCCATCCACAAGTAACATCCCAAAGTCACATCTACGTCATGCCCAAGTCCCATCCCACGACACGCTCACTCCTACAATACCTCCACATCCCCCACACTGAGTCCCATCCCACAACCGACCACAAAAGACGCTACCACCCATATTCCCCTTTCCAAGCGGATTTTGCGCAGTTCTTGCTCGCATATGCACACCCTGTTATACCATTCTCGAACCAGAACCACAGGATGGCGGTCCGTGAGTGGAAGCATCTCCAAGAATCAAGCAGCGCTGCTCATCGAGCGACTCGAAGATGGCCGTGGAATCACCGGCCCCATCGCGAAGAAGATGAGGCTGCTGACCCCTCTCCATGTGCAGCACTACTTCGGATGTCGTGCGTACAAGGTGCTCAGATTGCTCGTTGAGCAATCTCCTCTGGACCTGACCCAGAGCGTCATGCTCAGGGAGCTGGGCATCGGGCTTGCGCTCGATATGGGCGCCGACCTCTTCGCTCTGGGGGTGACGCTGTACGGGGCGCCCCGCTGTCCCGCGTCTCCGTCTCCGTCTCACAAGAACACGTCTCACAAGAACCCAGCACCGGGAGTCGCCTCTTCCGACGGTGCTTCGGGTGCTCCTACCCAGGTCCCCAAGACCGTGACCGACGCACTCCGTGAAGCTCAGGCTTTGCGGGAGGCTCCGGTCGCCCGCCCGAAGGGTCCCGACAACGAGTAGGAGTAGCTCAGTAGCTCAGTAGCTCAGTAGCTCAGTAGCTCATACAGCAAACAAACAGGGGCCGGCCTGACCAGCCGGGTTAGTGGAAGGAGAGCAGATAGCGTAGCCGCTCGAAGCTCGTACTCCCGTCCGCCTGACACGTTAGACAGGTAGTGGTCTCCGGTTTCGGGCGATGAGGGTTTAACCATCTAGCTCGTGCTTCGCCCGCCGGAGGCCCACACCCGATTCAACCAGCTCCAAGTCCACGAACCACTCCCCCAGATGGATCCCTCATGCCCAAGCGTCGCAAGACTCACACTTCGGTGCTCGACAGTGGGACTCCTCCGGTCCCGACGCTGTTCGCGATCGACGCCGTCGACACCCGGGTCGTCAAGCTCCACAACTTCTTCGACCCGGGCTGTGTGCTCGAGGCGTTTCGCGGGATCTTCACGGACCTCGCTGGTGGAGCCGCGCAGTTCACGTGGTACCTCCACGCGACGGACCCGAACAACGCCGATGGCGGAATCGCCACCGTGACCTTCAAGAAGTACACGCATCCCGCGACGCACGCGATCATCATCGACGTGACAGACGTGACCAAGGGACTCTCGTTCATCGACCAGGACCGCTGGCCTCTCGACGAGATCCCGAACTACGGGCTCTGTGGTGAGCTGCACGTCATCCTCAACGCGGGCACCGCAAAGATCGCTCCGTTCGTGAGCACCTCCACGGAGATCTAGTCCCCGACGATGCCAGAGACCCCAAGACCAGCGCGGCTCGACGACTACCGGGAACTCCCCGTCACCGTCGTGGTTCGCTCGCCAAGAGGGAAGACGAGGACGGTCACGATCAACCTCCTCGCTCGCGCATCCGACATTCGGAGGCTCGGTGGTACCACAGCCGTAGCTCGGGTTCGGGGTGGGGATGTGGACATCATCCACCTTTCCATCCCCAATCGGAAAGAAGACCGATGACGACTTCCTGGCATTCTTACAGGAAGTGGGATGACAACCTGGAGCCGGACGGCTACATCCTTGTCGTCATCGAGCGAGACAACGCGCACGACTCGACGATCGAGCGGACCGTGTCGGGTCTCGCTGTCAAGGACGCTGGCATCACCAGCGCCAAGGTCAGTGCCGGGCTCGCCGCTCGGGTCGGTGGTGAGTTCGACGACATCGGCGAGTGGGACTCCACTGGAGAGACCGGCTTCGAGTGCGCTGCGGCCAACATGGTCGTCTCCGGCGCCGACATCACCGATGGTGACCTCGCCATGACCGGGCACGAGGTCTTCCTCGACGGTCAGCTGATGCGCCTCGGCGGCGACGACGACTACACCATCGCCCATGACGGTACCGGCAGCCGCCTCAAGATCACCTTCAACTCGGCCACCCCGAACCCGAGCTACGTGCAGCTCCGCCTCAAGCGGACCGGCATCACCGCGTAGCTGTGGTCTTCTGAGCACTCTTCCAAGCGCTCAACCAGGCGGCCGAAGCGAGCCTCGGCCGCCACATGAACGTTTGGGAGCACGCCGCTGTGCTCCTGACAGGGCATCCCCCGCACGCTCTACGCGGGACGCGCCGCCACGCGGATGCTCTGGGTCAGCACCTGTGAATCGCATCCGGGTGCTGACCATCCCATCTTTCTACATTCACATCCAAGTCTCTTCACAGGTGAGCAGATGGGCACGAAAGCCAACTCGAGGATCGTGACGGTGACTGTTGGCGCGAAGAACTATCGCGTCAACATGGATGAGCCGATCCTCGGTCGTCATGCAGACAAGGATTGTCTCGTCGAGTTCTTCGAGTCGATCGGCGTCCCATACGCTTGGGGCGCGGGTGACGTGCGGAACTCGAACGAGTTCCCTCGCGGCGTCGTGACCCCCAACTCCAAGGGCATCAGGGGATACGACTGCTCTGGGTTCGTCATCGCTGCGCTTGTCAGGCTCGGCATCATGGACCCCACCAAGGTGGCTGACGACCTCCACAGCTCGGCGCTCGTCAACATGTCGCTCCCGGTCTACGAACTCGAGCCCGGTGATGTGCTGTACTACCCTGGTCACGTCATGCTCTACATCGGGCGCGGGATGTGCATGGGCGCGACTGGTGGACGCTCCAACACGCATGGCACGGATCCGAACGCGTGCGTCAAGGTTCTCCCAATCACCTACAGTGGTGGCCTCGTGTGCGGGTGCCGCCTCAAGCAGGAGTACAGATCGTGAAATATAGGGAGAGCCGTAAGCGAAAGCGCATCAACCTCATCAAGCTCACCGGTGTCGTGGCCACCATGCTGGCGATGATCGGTGAGCTGTACAACACATACGAGGAGGCGCAGTCTACCGGCTCGGACGGCGGCAAGGACATCACCTACGACGAGTGGGAGTCGCTGGTCGATGAGGCGTTCGAGAAGATCAAGCCGCGCCTGATCAAGCAGCTCGACGAAGCGCTCGACTGATGCCGGAGACCAGCAGGCCACCAGGGCAGGGTGGGAGTGGGCTCACGCAGGAGCAGCTTGTTGAGTTGTTGCAACAAGCGCAAGTGGAGTCTGCGCAGCAGGGGCAGTACCCTACGAGAGTCGCGCACCAGATGCAGCAGCAGCTCGCTGCGCCAGCCTTCTCCCAGCAGGACATCCAGACCGCACAGGGGCAGTGGTCATCGATGCAGAAAGCCATTGCAGGACTCATGATGTCCGTAGCCGCCGCAGCAGCAGGCGGCGGCGCGACCCTGATGGGGCCGTCTGAGGCAGAGATCCGTGTCATCGTTCAAGAGCACGCGCTCGCGTTGGAAGATGTCCAGAAAATCATCGACAGTTCTCTCGAGAAGACTCTCGCCAACGAGAAGAAGGTCACCGAGGCTCTCCGCGAGGCAGATGCGAGACGCATGACCGCGGTTGAGACCAGGCTCCACTCGGCAGAGGAGGCGATCGACAGGCTCGAGAAGAAGGAGAGGGAATGAGCTTCCGCGAAGATGTCCTGGCTGAGCTTCATATGCTCAACTCGCTCTCTGTGTCAAACATCGCGGGGCAGCTCGACAGGATTATTCGCGGACAGACTACCCGAAAGAAGTTCAAGGTGAACGGCGACGGGGAGAGAAAGCTCGTCGAGGAGGTCGTGACAGTCACGCCGCGAGATGCAGCTGCTGGGATGATGGTGGCAGATACTCTCCTAGGCGGAGAGCTTGGTCTCGCCCCACGTCTTGGAGGCCACAGCAAGGGAGCTGCTGAGCTGTACGATCGCTACCTCCCAGAGCAGGGCGGCTCTCTCGTCTGGGGTGAGAAGAAGAAGGATTCGAGGGATACTGTTCCCGTGATTGCTCCTGTGGCGGACAGCGATGCCGATCAAGCTGAAAGCGAGGGATAAGAAAGCGCTCGAGGCCGAGCTTGTTCAGATGATTTCTACGCTTCGCGTACAGATCAAACTGATCTCGAAAGCGCTTAGGCGGGATCCAACCAACGCTTCGCTGCATACGGAGCGCGAAGAGATCTCCGTCAATCTGGCTGAAGCCGAGGTCATTGCCAAGAACCTTGGCCTCAAGGTATCGGACAAGCGAGTCAGGCAGGCTCTCAAGAGGACAGTCGCCGAGGTAAGCCGTGCCTCCCGGATGGAGGCTCGGGAGAACCCGAGCGATATCAATCAGAAGGTGGTAGGACTAGTCGATGGCGTAGAGCCTGCGGATGATTCCGCGCTCCGCAACGACACTTCCGCGGCCACCCTCGTTCATGACGATGTAGCCGAGTACCACACTCGGCTAATGCATGATTTCGTCTTCTTCTGCCAAGAGATCCTGACGATCCCATATCGTCCAGGAATGAACGACGTTCGCCCAGATGGTGGGTTCGGTCCGTTTTATCTGACCTCTGCTCAGAAGCAACTCGCTGCGCACTTCATCGATGTGCTCTTCATCCAGAAGAAGCCACTTAGGGTTCAGGAACTCAAGGGTCGACAGCTCGGGAATACGACGTTCCTTCTCGCGTTCGGGTGTTGGCTCACGCTGACAAGGCGAGCCTACCACGCGATGTTGATCATCGACAAGGACGAGCACCTTAATACTAAGAGGTCTACGCTCATCCGATGGCTTAAGGCTGCGGCCAAGGTGCCATGCTTTCCCGGCATCGAGCGTGGCGGGCATACGTCTAAGCTCATCGAGCTTTCAAACCACTCGAGGTGGTTTTTCGAGTCAGCGCAGTCGGTCAACCCGGGCACGTCGGAGATGGTGCACTTCGTCATCTTCTCCGAGCGTCCTAAGTGGCCGCGCGGCAGGTCCAACCAAATCAAGGAGTCTGTGCTTCCGGGCCTCCCAGAGAAGGAGTTCACCGTCTACGTGGATGAATCCACCGCGCTCGGGCTCGACGAGTTCTATAGGGACTGGAAACTTAACTCCACCACCGATACCGGAATCACGCCAATCTTTCTCCCGTGGTATTACAGCAGGGAGTACAGGACAGTTCCTCCACCGTCCTGCTACAATGGTGAGGGATTCATCTACCTTAACAGGGATGAGGACTTTGGTGATTGGGACGTGGAGCTGTCCCGTGAGATCACTGAGGAAGAGTACGCCAAGAAGTACGAGCTGGATGATGACCAGGTGTACTGGCGTAGGGAGAAGATCCTCAAGGCGTTCAGCCGCAACAGGTCCTCCTTCGACCAGGAGTATCCAACTACACCTGATCACGCATTCCGCGTAGCTCTGTTCGGGTTCTTCTCGAAGACGTTCATCGAGTATGTAGAGTCGTCAGGCCAGTACCATGGGCGGCACGACATCGTGGATGTTGGCGGGCATGTAGACACCAACACTGTCCTTCACCATATGGACCTCAGCCCGAAGTTGGAGCCTAACCAGGCTGAGGGTCACCTCTTCATACGAAACCATCCACGCAAGGGCGTTAAGTATTTCATCGGGGCGGACGTCTGTGAGGGCAAGGCGGTTGATGGTTCAAAGGGAACGGACGATCCCGATTACACCGTGATGTCTGTCATGGATGAGGACGAGAACGTCGTTGCTCTCCACATCTCCAGACTCAAGCCGGAAGAGGCTTGGCTGCCGCTCTTGCTGCTTGCCAAATACTACAACATGGCGTGGGTCAATGGAGAGCGCAACAGTGTCGGTCACACATTGCTCAAGTTCTTCTGGATCTCTCTGTACCCGAACAACGTAATCGCGACTAAGCCTGAGTCGCGACCACCTGTGGATAGGGCTTGGACGGTCCTCAACAAAGCCAACCGTAAGCCAGCGCTTCAAGATCTCAGAGCCTCGTGGGCGGAGGTGTTCGATAGGGCGATGGCCTTCATGGGTCACCGCGAGACAACGTATAGGCAGGTTGCAGCCTTTATCTACAACAAAACATCAGGTAAGCCGGAGGCATCTCCTGGCTTTCATGATGACATTATTCTTGCGTGCGCGCACGCACTGATTGCTAAAAACTGGCGTTGCGGCGTAAGAATCGCCAAGAAGTTGCCGAAGCCGGCCGCGCATGTTAAGACTCCTGCGGAGTCTGACGGCTTCACTATCGGTGATACTGACCTCGGGGTCGATCCATGGCAGAGCGTACAAACCGGCCGCGTGTGGTGAACTTCCCGCGAAGACGGAGAGGGACGCGTGAGCCGGTAGGGATGACTCCCGGTAACAGCCCGATGCCACTCGAGCTGATCGAGTATTGGGATCGTCGTGTCTTGGATGATCTCAGGGCTCGTCGCCAGAAGGAGATTCTCTGGCGAGTCAACAAGGCGCTCGTGTTCAACAACGGTGCAGGTTTCCGTGAGGGCAACCTTGCCGCAGACTTCACGGAGGCAGTCACCAATCGTCTGATCGGACGTGATTTCGACGTGGATGTTCAGGCGGACGATCCGGACTACGACGAGCAGGCCCGCAATGCGGAGGTCGCAGCCAACGCTGTCTCTCGAATCGCTGGGTTCGAAGATGAGGTGCGCGAGGCGATCACGCATGCAACCTGGGCGCCGTTCGGTGTGCTCGAAGTCGGGCATCCGCTCGATCGTCACTCCATGGATCCGCTTCGTGGGCGGATCACCACCGGTGTGTCGCAACTCACCGACGCTGTTCAGGATGAGTGGGTCGAGGTGGACCCAAGCGCGCTTCTTCCGATGGGTCTTGATCCGGAGGCGATTCCAGCGCTGGAGACCAACCTCGAGAACATCACGACTGATACGGCGCCGACCCCGGTGTTCGATCCTGGATTCGGGTACCCGTGGATTGAGGCAATCGACCCGCGTTACATCGTGATTCCAGAGAACTCGATGAGGCCGTCGAGGCTCCCGTATGTCGCACGCCTCCGATTCCTGACCGCACAGGAGATCAAGGTGATGCATGGGGTCGACCTCAGCGACTCCTCCATCAACTCCGAGTTGCAGGACCTCTACCAGGAGCTGGAGAGTGACGGGGAGTGGAAGCACTTCCCAAACATGATCTGCGTGGTCGACCTGTACATTCGCCGGGACAGAAACAACCCGCACTTCAACTCCTGGTACGTGAGCTACGTGCTGGGCCGTCCAGACATTGTCATTCTCTCCGGGCCCAACCCGTTCGGTGGGATGATTCCATTCGTCTTCGTGCGCCTCAAGAAGCGCGGGAAGATGTATGGAACTACTCTGGCAGAGGAGCTGTCCGCAGTCGCGGACTCGTACCACCTCGCGTTGCGTGGCATCAAGAACGATCTCAAGGACATGGTGAACAGGACGCTTCTCATCTCGAACGGTACGGGGATCAGTGACGACGATGAGAGCAACATCCGCAACCCGAACTTCCGCGGGACGGTTCGTGTCAACGATGTGAACGGGATCAAGAGGCTGTTCTCAGATACTCGCTTCGACAACGACTTGTTCAGGGCGGCGATGTTCCTCAAAGCTGCTGGGCAGGCCAGGGTCGGGTCAAGCGACATCGACCGCGGCGTGCCGATCAAGAACATCACGGCGAAGCAGACTGAGGCGATTCTCGACGCGACCGGCGTGAACATCGATTCGATGGCAGGCATCGTGTCTGAGGCAGCGAGTCAGGCAGTGCACAAGCTGATGCATCTCGTTGGCTTGTACTCGATGTCTGGACGAGGGCGCAAGTTCAACTACGGGCCTCGTGTGGCAGCGTACTCGACAGGGACACACGATTTCACGACGTCGCTCGTGTACAAGATCAAGATTGAGCCGGTCGAGGCAGCATCCGACAACGAAGAGAAGCTCGTGTGGGTGCAGTTCGTGAACCTCCTCCAGAACGTTCCGTTCATCACGCAGCTCTTCGATCCGCTCTTCATCGCGAAGAAGCTCGCCAAGGTGTTCGACATCTCAATGAGGGCCATCAAGCCCCCACCACAGGGTGGGGCGGGATCTGCGTCGCCATTCGGCGAAAACCCGCTTTCTCCCCAGATGAATGGCGCATCTGGTGGCGCGCCGGGCGCGCCCGGGATAGATGGTGCGCGTGAAGCGGTGGTCGGACAGCACCCCGAACGGCTCACCGGCTCTCGGGGAGCGAGTACTGCGAACGCCCTGGCTGGACTGAGAAGGACAGGATCTGGGCTTGGAGAACGGCGCTGATGCCACAGTACATCTGGCGATGCGGGTACCCGAAGGAGCTTGCCGAAGATAGCAAGCCTTTCGGCTGCTGTGCCCTCGTCGAGGTGGTGCGCAAACTCAGCGAGTACAACAAGCCACCGCAGATCAGTTGTCCCTCTTGCGAGAGGAACAACTGGATCAAGCAGCCGGTGCGGTTCGATGGCGTGATGCGTGAGGATCACAACTCTGGCTACCCCATCAAGGTGAATGCTGTCAGGCGCTCGGTCCGCAAGGGCAAGGATGGGCAGGTGGTCAGAGACAGGCAGGGCCTCCCGGTCGTCGACTACCACGACAAGGTCTTCACGAGTCTTCAGCAGCAACGCAGTTGGTTGCAGGCGCGTGGGATGTGTCTCGCAGAAGATGGTCGCGACCCATCGGCGAACGGGTCGCAACACTCCGTGTACGACCAGCGCAGGCTAGCGCCTCCGTCGGAAGCCGCGACAGAGCTGCTCAGGCAGTCTCACTTCGTGAGTGATCCGAACAAAGTTTTCAAGCTCCCTGCATGACATGAGGTCACCATGTCGATGACTCCGCGAGTTCCAGTCAGTCCATTCTCTCTGCCGCAGCCGCCTGCGTCTCTGACGCAGACCCCTGCTCCGCAGCCGCAGCAGCCGCAGCAGCCGCAGCAGCCGCAGATGCGGCCGCAGCAGCAGCCGCAGATGCGGCCGCAGCAGCCGCAGCAGAGCTACCAGTATGGGAGCCCGCCGGTCAGGCCGGCGCCGCATCCCCAGGCCGGGCATCCTGGGTCGCATGTGACCCACCGAGCGCCCCAGCAGCAGGTCGTACAGCAGGCGAACCCTCACCAGGCGAGCGTCTCGCACCCTGGGTTGCCAGCTCAGCCCAGCTACCCCATCCAGGGTGTTGCTTCGGCAGGATCTCCGGCTGCGCCGCAAGGTGTCGTGACCCAGGGTGTCCCGGCTGTCTCTTCTCCGCCTGCACCGCAGATCACCGGAGACCAGATCCTCTCGATCTTCCGGGCTGCGCTCACGGCGAACGGCTTCACCACGGATGTGAAGTTGGAGGAGCCGGATCAGCAGAGGTTCATGAGGGCCGACGGCACCTTCGATCAGCCGGCGTACCTCAATGCCCTCGTGGCTGCGCGTGACAAGCACCAGCGTCTCACTTCATACAGCGAGTCGCTGCTCGGTGCAGTCCGGACGCCGCTCAACGTCCACGGTGTGTCTGTGGCGTTCACCTCGGACGCCGAGGTGAACAACTTCGCTGCGTTCCTCAGGCAGCATGGCTCCGGCCCGTCGCCGGAGATGTGGCGGCAGCTCTACCACATGCCGCAGCTCATCGAGGCCGCGCGTCAGGATGGCGCGCGGCGGATGGAGTCTGCCATGCGCGGTGGCGGCCAGCCGAATCTCACGCAGCAGCCGCAGGGTCTCACGCAGCAGCCGCAGGGTCTCACGCAGCAGCCAGGCGTCGTCGTCCCACAGCAGCAGCCCGCGCCTCAGACCAGGGCCGAGGTGCTCGGCCGACCCCCTTCCATCGAAGAGCTTCATCGCTCCATGTTCCCCGAGCACCATGCTCAGGTCCAGAGTGGCAACGCGTCGCTCTTCGACACCCTCCAAGGATAGTAGGAGAAGGCAGTGCCGTTCCCCGCGACCTACACAGACAACCCGGTTGCCATTCGGCTTCTCGACGACCGCCTCCGCAAGATGGTGGTCATGCAGCTCAAGAAGACGTACCTGTGGTACCGGATGACCTCTGCGGGGAACATGCTCCAGATCCCCGGAGAGCACCTCGAGATCCCCTTCTACCTCACCCCGCCGAACATGGGCAAGTGGATCGGCAAGGGTGACATCCTGCCCGACACCTCCTCGGGTGAGGTCGCGATGGGGTACGCGACCAACCGCTTCATCGTCGTACCGCTCGGGATCGACCTGCTCGAACAGATGGTCGACGAGGGCAACTCGCCGAAGCTGTACAAGAAGCTCCAGCGCCTCTCCACCGAGGCCGCGTGGGCGATGGTCCGCTCCCTGTCCACCGCGATGTGGTCGGGCACCGGCGGCAAGCAGCCCGATGGGCTCTCGACCTTCATCGAGGCGGCGGCGCCGAGTGCGCAGACCGCGACGGTGCTCGGAGTCGACAAGGCCACCAAGCCCTGGATGCGGAACCAGGCCGTCTCGATGGCCGGCAACTTCGGCGACATCGGAGTGAAGACCTCGATCCCCAACGGGTTCCTGGCGATCATCAACCTCCAGGACCTGACCACGATCGGGACGCTCCGCGCCTCCGACCTCGTCACCACGCAGGCGATCTTCAACATCATCAGGCGGGCCTTCCTCGAAGTCAGCACGCCGATGCACATGATCGCCGACTACAAGTCCGCTCAGTGGGGATTCGACAACTTCCAGTTCAACGGCTCTCACGTCGCCTGGGACCCGGACTGCCCCGCCGACAAGATGTACGCGCTGCACATCGACCAGCGGTTCGACGCGAGCGCCACTGGCGACCCGCGCGACACCACGAAGGTCGACGGAGACCTGGAGCGCCTCGGCACCCAGGACATCCTGGACCTCAACGGCACGCTGGCATGGGCCGGTCACCCGTCCATCCAGATGCGGACCATCCAGCCGCGCACGCCGTACCGGACGCTCCAGCAGACGAGTTGGAAGATCCACTCCTTCAACCTCGTCCCGATGCGGCTCGCCGACATGGGCGTCCTCTACTCGGCGAGCGGCTCCGGCCTCAGCACCTGGTCGTAGTAGGCACCGAGTAGTCTCATTGTGTGGGTGCTGGTTCGTGGCGTGTTTCGGCTAAGTCGTCGCTACCTGGATGGTAAAAAACAACAGCCCGCCTGAGACTGCTACAGCAGGAGTCAAGAATGTCGCTCAAGCAGCTCGTCCGCCTGGTCAGAGATTGGGTTCACGACGACCGCCGCAAGGGGAGCAAGGTGCTCCCGAGCCTCGCCGACGAGAAGGTCGCGACCGGAGCCGCCGGTGCGTGGGCCTACGGTGTGTACACCGAGGTCGTCGCTGACTCTGGCGCCGTCCTCGTCGAGGTCGACGGCATCGAGGTGATCTCGATCGCCGGTGATCACCAGGTCGAGCTGGCCGTCGGTGCCGCTGGCTCCGAGGTCGGAGCCGGGGTCATCTCCGCCATCGCCGTCGGCTACCATCCGGTGAAGAGCGGCCTCTTCCCGAAGAACTCACGAATCGCCGTTCGTACCGCGTCCAAGGCGGGCGGCGGCCAGACGGTGGGCATCAAGGTGCACTACCGGGAGGTCAGTTACTGATGCGCTTCAACCACAAGCAGGGGGTCTTCACGGACCTCGACCCGCACGCGGCCGTCGCGAACATGCACCCATTCCAGGCGATTCCCAAGGAGCGCATGGACTCGAAGGTCGTGGAGGTCGGAGCGGATCTCATCCACGGGGCCTCCGAGCGGCGCGTTCTCTACCAGGATGAGAACGGTGCCAAGTTCTTCATGGTGCTCAAGCCGTACATCCACCCGGCCGGCTCCGCCGACATCTCGCTGGGCGCGATGGTCGACAACCCGGACGGGACCAGGACCTGGACGCCATCGGTCGAGGGCGTCGGCATCCTCCTCGACGGCACGGGTCTCCACGGTCTCCTCGCGGACAACGAGGATCTCGCTGGCGTGCTGTTCACCGACTACTATACGCACTTCGATGGTGACCCGAACAAGCTGGAGCTGGGCCGCTACGAGGCCGTCAAGGCCGGAGACCTCCTCTGGGTCATCTGGCGAGGGTACGTCGAGGTGCAGTACACGGCAGCAGCCGTCGCGGTGGGTGACCCGGTCGTCACCGCCGCAAACGGCGAGTTCATCAAGGCGCTCGCCATCAACACCGCCGGCACCATCGCGGACTACAACACCTCCCTTCAGGGTCACCTCTTCGGTGGCAACAACAAGGGGGTCGGCATCGCGAAGACCGCCGTGGTCGGCGCACCGTGGCAGGGGTTCGTGGAGTTGGACCTCGCGGCGCGCTCCGTCGCGTAGGTCTCTTCGTTGAGATGGCCGATGGCCGGAGGGGTTCGGCCCCTCCGGCCATTCTTGCTCTAAGGAGACGAAATGCCGTCATTGCAGGTAGCGTCCCTGCTCGCGCACCTTCGGCAGAGCATCGGTGTCTCTGGCGGGCAGGACGCGATGCGATTGTGGATTTCGGAGGTGCTTGCTGCAATCCGGGATCAGGAGTGGGCGTGGAACTGGAACCGGAACATCGGCCTCACGTTCGCTGGTGAGGTTGATCAGTCCGGAACGTTTACGTGGGCAATCGGAGACGATTATCTGACGTGCATCGCTCCACTTGCTGGCTCAACGAACTGGACAGGGCGCATTGTCCGCATCGATTCGGAGAACTACCGAATTGTTGACTACGGGCTCACAAGTGCTACCAAGGTGCACCTCGATCGCAAGCTCGTGTCTGCGAGCACTGGCCCGACGAGCCTCACGTTCTACAGGGACAGGTATTCGTTTCGGACTTCTGGCATCAGGAATGTTCAACTCGGAACACTGTCGAAGCTCTCGAGAATCGACGAGGGGAGAGATCTCCTCGGCCAGTTCAAGGGGCACACAACCTCGTTCTACAGGAACGCTGATGTCGGTGATGTGTCCGTCGAGTATGTCGATACGGACTACGATCGAATCACCGCACCGGCGTTCCCGCCGAAGGTGGTTACCAGCGGAGCTGGTACCTTCACCAATGGCGTGTACGACTACGGGTACACGAGATACAGCCCGGAGTCTGGGCTCGAGTCATCGATGGGGCCAGTCACCAGACACACGGTGGCGGATGGGTTTGAGACGAATGTGACCTACGACAACTCTGGAGCTGCTGACCAGTCGGAGTGGTCTACGTACAAGCTGAGGCTGTATAGGTCGGATGCCATGGTTCCTGGGAAGACTGAGGCTGATCCAGCGATGTACCTCATCGAGGAGCGCGAGGCGAAGGTTCCTGGCGCACCGTTCGTCGACAAGAACGGGGCAATCTTGTACGGGAAAGCAGGCTACTGGACGGGTAGTTACTGCACGTTGTACCCACTCCCGGTGCCGAGCGCCGCAGTGAGACTGATCGTCGATCACGTCAATAGCTTCCACCACCGTCTCTCCATGAGAGACATCGTCGAGATCGGCTCCATGGACAGCGTCATGGAGTTGTTCAGACTCTTCTTTGCTGGCGTGAGTCGGCTCAAGGGTGGAGATCCGAAGGAGCACAGGGCTGCCATCATCGCTTTCCGTCAGCAGCTCGCGTACCTCGTCACGCAGTCGAGAGCTTCTGGAAAGCGGGATAAGGGCGATTCCAACTACCACGACATCGTCAACGTCAGAGGGAGTCTCGGGGATGGCTCCTGGGTCGACAACCTCCCGTGGAAGCTCTGATGCCAGTCTTCCTCCTTCCATTCGGATCTGGGGCGACATCGGATCCGATCACGAAGTTGCCCGCCCTCTCTGAGGGGAGCTACAACTTTTACCAGGGCCGCGGCTATCTTCGCAACTACCCTGGACGGGATGACATCTTCGAGCGGGAGGGTGATCTCCCTGCTCACGTGTCGACTCCACCCCCGACAGATACGCCGATCACCAGGGTTTTCATTTTCCGCGATGCTACCGCTGGCGAGCACACAGTATTCGTTCAGGGAAACACACTCTACCGCAAAGATGGAAACGGCAGGTTCCCACTCTGGACGTTTGTTGGCAAGGCGAATCAGGGTCTCTACTTCCCGCACATCTTTGCCCATGAGGGCAAGCTCGTCATCCTCAACGAGGGAGACGTCCCACTGGTGTGGGATGGCTTCGAGAAGGTTGTTCCGCTTGGGGTTCAGGAGACGCCGCATCAGCCGGACGTCCAGGTCTACAAGGCTCCAGGGAGTTCCTCTGGTGTCACGGATGGGATGTTTCAGTACGCTACCGTGTGGTGGGTTCAGGACAGGCCGGTAAACTCTCTCGCAGAGAACAAAGGTCTGGACGAGGTCACTGGCGAACCTACTGTCGAGCTGACGGGATGCTTCCAGGGGGTCGTGCAGTTCGCTGACAAGTGGGGGAACCTCGGCAGGCTGTCGCCAGCTACGAGGAACTTCTACGTATCACACTCGAAGTTGGACGGCGTTCACAACTTCAGAGATCCATCGTTTGCGGTGATGTCGTGGTACCCGCCGCTGGTGGATGTGCACATCAGGTCAGCGAGGTTCGGGCGGACGGTCAATCTGCACCCGTACGATATCGAGGGCGGTATCAAGCAGTACAATCGATACTTCCTCGATGGCGTGTACGACAATGTCACCCACTGCCGGCACACGTTCCAGCAGTCGGATACAGCCATCTCTGCGAATGGAGAGATGGACACGACTGTTGGCCCCCCTCCCGGGGCCACGATCGGAACCTCCTGGGGAGGTCGGATCTTCCTGGTCTCGTCGGAGGATCCTACGCTTCTTTGGTACTCTGATGCTGTGTACTTCGGTCAGTATCGACCATCGCAGGTGTACCGAGCGAAGGACCACATCAGTGCAGTGATCGGGATGGGCGACAGGCTCGCCATTATCACGCACTCCACGATCGAGGTGCTTTACCTCAACAATGGTATCCCGGCGAGGCTTTCTCAGGAGCCCGGGTCTGGGTCCATGTACGGGCGCTCGTTCGTGAGTATCGGGAATGCGATCTTCGGGTTGTGGAACGATGGCTTTGGGGTGTACGATGGGAATTCCGTGCGCCCTGTTAGCTCGCCGGAATACATCATCGGCGACTACATCGATACCAATCTGTTCGCACACTCAGCGTACTACTGGAAGGGGGTGTATCACCTCTCCGTTAGGCACGAGGCGAACAGCGCAACGAACAATATACTCTTGAGGTTTGACTTCCGCACTCAGCAGTGGTACCTCTTGAAGGAGTCGATCTACGACATCGCATTCCTCGGGGACGTGTGGCTCGGGTGCGATGACAGTATCTATGAGCTATATCGTGGTGCATTCGCCTCTGACGCGAGGCTTGTCATCGATGGACTCATTCCAGAAGGGTCGTCGATTGCTGGCGCGTCGGCACTCATGAACATGAGGCTCCTGATGCAGCCATCGTCTACATCTGCTGTCGATGTGACTGTCTCTGGCAGGTTCTCCGACGAGGATGGGAGCGATGTCCGCAGCACGCTGCTGCCAGATTACCATGGGGATGGCAAGGTAGTGACGTGGGGGCAGCCTGGAGCAGATTTCGTTCAGGCCCACAAGTGGATTCGAAACTCAGATGTGTGGGTGGACCTCGGGATGGACGTCGCCGTATCCGGCATCGACTTCGACGCTGACTTCACCTTCCCAAGTGGCCACCTCGTAGAGCTGAAAGCTCTCGAGTTGACCGTTGGCGCTGAGCAGAGGTCGGACTGATGGCTGTCAAGTCAAACAGAAAACAGCTTGATGTGCATCTTGCGAGGCGCGGCTCGATCCTTCGTCAGAAGTATGACCATGGCGACAAGGCCGCGTTGAACCTGTCACTTCGGGTCGCAGGGTTGCCGCCGACGCCCAAGCAGGATATGGTCATCATCCGCGACACGGAGTAAGCGTGGGCCTCTCCCGCAAGCACAGACTCCTCAACGGAGCAGCGCTTAACAGGCGTCTCGTACACGAGATGTTCTTGCAGGCTGCTGCCTCGTTCAGAGAGCTTGGGCCTGACAACCTCGGGAGAAAGCAACTTGGGCGCTCGGCATTCGAGTCGCACACCTTCGAGGAGTACTGGTACGCCGGCGAGTTCAACATGAAGCACAGGCTTCCTACGCACGGATACTTCGTACCAGGTACAGCCAACAGGCTCGTCATCGACGATGCCTTCTACAACGGTGAGGTTTCCTGGTCTGCCGAGATCAAGGCTGATGCGGATGATTGCAAGTGGGTGATGGGGTGGCCCGTTGTGGATGGCCAGGCGATCTGGAATGCCGAGGGGTGGGCGCTCAGGAACAGCCAGTTCAAGTACACCGGTGGAGCCCCTGCGTCTCCAGACGGAGACGAGGTGGATGGCGACCCGTTCGTAGACGGGCAGCTTGTATCTATTGGAGGGTGTGCCGCGTTCGGGGCAAGGAACGGGCGCGCACCGACAGGTGTGTTCATCTGGTCACCAAAGCTGTGGACGGTGGTTAGCGCTCAGATCGTAGTGAGGACCCTCTACAGATGAGCAAGCTCACGTTCACCGTTCCCCTCGGCAAGGTTACCGTCTCGAAGTCGGAGTTGGACACGCGTATGTCCGACATCGGCACATTGATCAATACCACCAAACTCGAGCCTGGTGATTACAAGGAAGGGGCAATCGTACACAGGCACCTCAAGATGCCTCCGCGGTACACTCTCTTCCGTGAGTTCGGATGGGCTTCACTCGCAGACATTCCAAACGCTCCGTACGGTGCCCCAGCGAGGTACAAAGTCAGCGGTACGGAGTGCTTCATCGATGTACCGCACAATGCTTTGGGCAACCTTCGGAATGCGAACGCGCCTGTGTTCAATGTTGTTGCGAGGATCTATCAAGTAGACTCCAGGCAGACCAGCAGCATCCTCAAGTTCGGGCTGTCGTATTCAATCGATGGCGGGGTGACCTATGTTCCGATGTACGACACGGAGCGCTCTGTAGGGACTGATGCTTCAACCCCGACAGATGATGCAGCCTACTTTCTCCACAATGTGAATCAGAAGGATCCGTACCACGGGACGGATGGTTACTACGTGGAGAACGAGCCGATGGACAGGCCGGTCTTCCTCATCTCCTCGCACGGAGGGTCCGTGGAGAGTGGTCCGAGCAACAACCCAAACGGCGTGTGGATTGCGGTGCACGCAGACCATTGGGACATCGCGGCTGGTCGGGTTGTTGGTGACATCAAGGTGAATGTAAGGTCAAGGGAAGACTGATGCCTGTGACCATCACGCCAACTGGAACCACTCTCGACATCCAGATCGTGGACGACAACTTCGGTAACGTCCTGACGCTGCTCAAGGAGCAGATCACCGAGGCAGACCTCAAGAACCGCTTCGACAGATGGCGCCTCTCCAGATGGGTGTCTGGGCTGCTGGTCGCTCACGACACGTTCGCGAACCCAATGCGCAACCGCGCATCTGGAGGAACGCAGGGCGTGATCGACATCTTCGACCTGACCTTCCGTGAGTCAGTCGAGGACTCTGGCGATGCGCTTGCGGTCAGGGACAAGGAGTGGACAGCGGGCGCAGAACGCCAGATGATGGAGTTCCTCGGGCGTCCCGGGCCGTCGATGACGTACACTTTTCAGGAGAAGGGGTATCAGGCACCAAACGTGGTGTCTCCGGGTATCACAGGGTGGCCACCGTCGCATTGGCCAGATAGCAGGTACCCGAGGGAGTATTGCTTCTCCAGATGGCTCACGGTGCCGGGCGCATCTGTCAGGCTGTACGTCCCGGAGCGATGCAAGGTTCAGCTCAAGGGCCACGCAAAGGGTTCGCTCACAGCGTGGTCCATAATGAAGAGCTTCGCGAACAGCGTCAACCCCTGGGATACGCAGCCGGCGAGGAACAGCAACTTCCTGTCTGTGGCGCTCGTTGTGGACACGAACCCAGAGCTGCACGCTGACGAGTTCCCGAATGGGAATCGATGGATCCTCGACCCGGTGACGGGCGCTCAGGCTGCACGTAAGTCGTGGGTTATCCCGAAGGTCGGCACCTTCCGAATGGCTCAGAGAGAGAAGTTCGACATCTGGGCGGAGCAGACTCTCCAGGGTCGCAGACACTACAACTTCTCCCTCAAGTTCAGGGCACCTGGATACTTCGGGTGGATCGATCACACCAACAACGTTTGGAAGGACGAGGTGTGGGAGACGCGAGGCGCGGATTACCCAGCGATCGCCAACGCGCCGAGGATGTCGGCAGTTGGGCTGGTGGGTTCCCCCAGCTTTGCGGATGCAAAGTGGGTCAACATGTGGGAGTCTGCTGGGCTGTCTCTCGAGTTCGACTACGGGCGTGGGCCGACACACCTCAGCAGTACCGACCATCCAGACTTCGACTTGGTCTACGAGACCATCCTCTCATGAGAGGTAACAATGCCGGAAGACAAACACCGGACCGCGGGTCAGCGCGCAGGAACTCTGTTCACTGGTGGTCTCTCTGGAGCAGCGCCTGGAGCAGTCATTGGCGCCACCTTTGGTGGCCCTCTCGGCGCAGCCATCGGGGCAGGCGTTGGCGGTCTCGGCGGTCTCATCGTAGGCGGCGCTGAGAACAGGCGACAGGAGACTGCGCTCGCGGAAGCGGACGCTCAGCAGAGGGCGCTGGAGGAGAGGCTCGGAAATGTCGGCGCGGATTTCGACCTCTACCTCCAGGATGTGGCTGCCGCAGAGGGCCAACAGACACGCATTGCTCAGCAGCGGGCTCGGGAGGCTGCGTCCCGCAGCGGTCTTGGTGATGCTGTTGGCGAGCAGTTGGCCAGCGAGGCTTCTCGTGATGTCGGCTCCAAGTTCGCCGCTCAACGAGCTGGAGCCCTTCGTGCACAGGCTGCTGCGATGCAGGCGGAGCGAGGCTCCATCATGCAGGAGTTCCTCGTAGGACAGCAGCTCGCCGCAGGTGCTGACACGTCCGGACAGGGCCTCGCAGCGTTCGGGCAACTCGCTGGCAGCGCCGCTCAGCTCGCTACCGCATTCGGTGGCGCAGGCGCAGCAGGGGAGGGAGGCGAGACCTTCCGTGAGCAGACAGGTCGAATCCGAGACAACGCCGCGGCACGTCGGGCTTCTCGGCAGGCTGCACGCGCCCCATCTGCCGACATGGGATACGTGCAGGATCCCACCAATCTCCAGATGACGCCAGCAGCCGACACCCTCCAGGGCCTCACTCCAGTCGCCCAGCCAGCGCCCAACACTGCGTTCCAGAGCGCACTCCCTGCCGGGGCGCTCAGCGGCTCACAGCTGGCCGGAGATCAGGCTGTCCAGCCAGCGCCCGTGGTCCAGCCGGCCCAGCCGACAGCGGTTGCCCCCGCTGTCGCCCAGCCAGCGCCCGCCCAGCCGGCCCCGGCCCCGGCCGCGTCCATTCCGTCGGCCCCGGTCAGCGTCCAGCCAGCCGCCCAGCCAGCCGCCCCAGCGGCGACCGACGTGTCTCAGCGGATGGACCAGGACCTCGGTGCGTTCCGTGAGCTGGAACGCACCGATCAGGGTGCTGCGATCGATGGGATGCTCGACGAGCTGGAGTCGAGTGCGGGGCTCGCTGACTACATGGGCGATGGGCGAGCCAGCTATCTCCGCCATGGCAACCACATGCAGAGGGACGTCGATGGCAACATGGTTGTCATCGTGCAGGACGAGGCAGTGCGCACAGAGCTGGAGGCCCTTGGCCTCAGCAACACCGTGTACGCGCTGGAGTCCGAGATCGAACACGACGACGGGACACCGTACCTCGAGTCACAGCAGCCTGGTGGAGGGTAGATGGCTACCGCCGGACGGAACAAGATCATCATCCCGAAGAAGAACCTCCCCGCCGAGGGGCTCAAGGCAGCCGCCGTCGGAGTACAGGGTGCTACTCAGGGTCTGCTCATCCGTCAGGAGCAGCAGAACAAGGACCGGCAGTTCGACGAGGCCCAGCGCCAGTTCGACGATCAGCTCCGCTTCCAGAAGGAGAAGCTCGATGTGCTGGTGAAGGAGGGCCACCTCGACAGAAGCCAGCGCGATCGCTTCAAGGAGATCACTGAGGGTGGGCTCAACGAGCGACTCGGCATGCAGATCGGGTCGGCGGAGGGGATGCAGACTCAGCGTATCGATGCTGATGTCGAGCGGCAGAGGCGTCAGATCACCTCTAGCGAGAAGGTCGCGTTCGGGCAGATCTCCCAGGCAGATGTAGCGAACCGCCGCTCAACCGGAGTCGCGCGCGCGAACGCGCTCGACAACCTTCGACAGCGGAGAGTCGAGGCAGCCGATCAGCGCGCACGGCTCAACCTTCCGAACGCTCTCGAGACGGCGAGCAGGGTCAAGGCTCAGTACGCTGGTGCCGGAGACTTCAACGCTCTCTCTGAGGTGGAGCAGTTCGCAGCAGCACGTGCACTCATGATCGAGGAGCACGGGATGGAGCGTGTGTCCGGCACGGCCGGGATGAGTAGCTTCACCCAGCCAGAGGTCTCGAACCTCCTTCTCGAGAACCTCGAGCGGCTTCGCGGCGCAGACACTGCACTCAAGCAGCAGGACATGCGCACCATCGATCTGTTCAAGCAGGAGCAGGAGGCTCGGGCCGCTGCCCACGGAGCCGCACAGGCGACTAGAGCCGCAAGCGACCTCCCACTCCCCAAGAGTCAGCGCCAGATTCTCCGTGACACGGCTCCGTCGATGGAGTCTCTCCAGTCGCTGTTGGTGCAGACACCGGATCAGCAGACGGGGTGGGACATGGCGGCAGGTCGAACGAGCTACGACTTCGATGCGCTGGCGGACGCCCTCAGCAGGGAGCGTGCCGAGAAGATTCGCTTCATCGACAACAGGATCAACATCGTCGGTGGCCAAATGGCGCGGGACATCCGGGTGCAGAACCCGATCGACCCGACGAACGAGCTGCGGCGACTCCGCGCAGGCATGGCCACCGACATCGACAAGATGGTGCTCGATGCTACGAGGGGGCTGCACTCGGACTACTACGAGTGGGTTTTCTCTCGCCAGATGCAGCTTCTGGATGCGACGATCTACGTGAGGCCGATCAAGCCGCTCGGGCTCAAGTTGACCCCGAAGCAGGACCGAGATCTGCACAACATCCGCACCGTCGGTGACCTCGTTGCAGGCGAAGCGCCTGCGGCTGGACCGCTCGGCGCGGAGTAGGGAATACCATGGGACGCTTCCTCGATCTCAGTTCTGACCAGACCGGAGACATCCGCAAGCTGGCGAGCGCAGAGTTGCAGAAAGCTCAGCGCACTGGCACAGTTGCGTCGAAAGACCTCCGTGCAGAGAGCACTGGCAACGAGTTCCAGGACAGGCAGCTCGCTCAGCTCGAACTGGAGATGGATCAGGCGTTCTCCGCTGGCGTGATCAATATCGACCAGTACAACCGTGGCCTCGCGGATGTGCATGGCCTCGATAGGAAGAGCTGGGTTCAGTCGTACATCTACGACTTCTTCCCGTGGATGCTCGGCGCCGACATGGACAAGCAGCCCACGGTACGCTCTACCGGTGGCGTGCTCCAGACGATGGGCGATGTCTTCATGGCACCAGCCGTGATCATGTCTGCTCTCACCAGAGAGACCGAGGACGCAGCGAAGCGCGAGGGCCGCCCGGTGATGGGGGTGCTCGATCCAGCGTTCTCGTTGAGCGGGTTCGCCAATGCATGGCGGAACAAGACGAGCTACTACCACTACGTGGACGAGCACGAGTGGGCAGGCGATCGTGGCTCCTGGGGCAACTTTGCTGCCGGCCTCGCGATGGACATCGCGATGGACCCCACGACGTACCTCACGTTCGGAGTCGGGCCTGGCATCAAGGTCGCGACCTCTGGCTCCATCAAAGCTGGGGCCTCCGCCACCGCTGGTGGGAGCAAGGCGCTCGCGAAGCACGCCGGGCCACAGCTCACGCTCACGAGGTTCGGAGACGAGCTATTCAACCTGGCAGCGCCGAAGGTGAGGAAGCTCTATCGTGAGCGCATGAAGCAGGAGGGTCGTCGAGGACTCGGGATGGATGAGGACGCAGCGACCGAGTTCATCCAGGAGACCGCTGGGTACATGGTGAACCACTTCGACGAGCTGATCGCGGAATACGCTGAGGCATCCGTCAAAGGCAAGTGGAAGAAGTTTGCCACCGCCGTGTCTCCCACAACCCCGGGAGCGCGACTCAACATCGGCGCCCCGATGGAGGCAGCTGCGCAGGCAGTCTCCAACAAGCTGGGTGTTCCCCTTCCAGATGCATTCAAGGCCGGCACGAAGCCCGGAGTGAACTCGCCAGGACTCGGTGTCGATGACCTCTTCCAGGAGACCGTATCGGTCGCTGGCCGCGAAATGGGTATCGACACTGCGCTTGGGCAGCGCGTCATCGGAGGGGCCGAAGGCATCTCCGTGTTCGGCAAGGACAGGTTCCTCCCGAAAGTGATGACCAAGCCATTCGCGAAGCTCTTTGACGTGTTCGACTCGGGTTGGGATGCGCCAGCAGATCTCGTGCAACGGCAACGGCTCGCGAAGTTCAACATCGAGAACGAGATGCACGAGGCGCACCAGGCGTTCTCGAGTGCGTTCGCCGGCACGAGCACGGAGCTGAGGCGCAAGGTCGCGCAGGTGGTGGAGGCTCGCTGGCTCTACCGTGAGACAGGCGAGGCTCTCCCAGGATCTATGGGAACCTGGGATGAGGAGACCGACCGTCTCGCCAGGTTCGTTGGCGACGAGATGGAGAAGATCCTCCAGTCTGAGCGAGAAGCAAACTACGGAACGATGCGTGTTCGTGACTACCTCTCGCACATCTATGACCTGGACCCACTCGCAAAAGTGATCGTAGAGAAGGCAGCCGCCCGCAATGGAATCGAGTCCATCAACTCCGCCAACGGATTCGCACAGCAGAGGATGATTGCCTCTCTGGCAGAGGGCATCGACATCTTCGGCGATGGTGCGCTCATCGATGATGCGTACGACATCTTGATGCGGCGCAAGCAGGCGTCGGTCGAGATGATGGAGAAGCATGCTCTCTGGAAATACACCGTAGACAACCACGGTGTCGTGGACCTCCTTATCCGGGAGGCCCGTC